TCAGGTCTCCATAAGTGTTTTCACAACCGCACGCTCTTTCTCGTCCAGCGTTTCTAAGATCGCACCCAGCACGTCGAACGCCTTGGCGGACTCGAGCGATTCGGGCAGCGTGTCGACGCCTTCGGCGCCAGCGATCTTCACCGCGTTGGTGATCACGAACGCGTCCGACTTGGCCCGGTACTTCGCGATCGCGCTCACGACGTCCGCGGCTTCGTTCGCGCTGGCCTCGCCGGTCACCCGAATGAAGCGCGTGTCGGCGTCGATCGGCGGGGCGCCGAGCTCGCGCCAGTCGCGCATCTCGAAGACAGCGCTAACGTCCAAAACTTCATCTAGTTTGAACTGCATACTCGCTCCCCCTTTATGCATTCTTCTGCGCTCCACCCGTACTTAACTAAGCGTGTCCAGGCCCTGTGGTACGGAATACCGGCTTTCTCTGCTATCTCACTAACAGGAAGTTCCGCCCCTTCAAAGGCAAACTTGCGGTTTACTCTGGTGTTTCGTTGCTGCTCCGCTGGCGTAGACCACTTACAGTTTTCCTTGGAATAGCCTTCGTCATTCCTCACCCTGTCAAGTGATTTTCCTGGAGGGCGCAGCCCCATGTCTTCTAAAAAGCATTCATAGTCTTTCCAAGAAGTGCATACCGTGATACCTCGAGCCCCATAGTTTATGTACCCTGGGTGCTTCTTGTTATAGCAACGCGCTAGCATTCCCTTCCATGACTGATATGTACGCTTATCCCTATTAAGTCGCCTTTTTTCAGAAGAGTCATAAAAAGCACACCCACAGGAAACAATCCTGCCAGAAGTCAAATTATGAGCAGTTATCTCTTTTTGTACTCCGCAGTCGCAAAGGCATAGAAGGCGCCTTCCGTACTTAGACGCCCCAACATCCCCTAGAACCAATAGCTTGTTAAAACGCTGACCAACTAACCTGTCTGCCGGCCTCCCTTTAGAAAGCAGGCAGCCGCACGACTTAACCTGCCCTCCTCGTAAGGTGGAAGACATAGCTTCTACGTGATTCCCACATTCACACAGACATTTCCAAAGCGCCGCTCCTCGCTTAGAGCCTACACGGTTAACTACGGTTAAACTTCCGTATTTGTCACCTACATTAATTGAAAGAAGTCTCGCCATCGTAAATCCTTAGCATATATTTCTTTTTAGCACCAAGGCAGTCTGAAACAGACGTAGGAACCTGGTTACCAATTATTATTACCCTTCCGTTAAGAGCTGTTCTATTCTGGTGTTCGTGTGCAAAAACCAGTGTCATACCTCGGTTCACCAGACCTAAGGCAACCGACTCCGTAACATTTAAACTTCCGTCACTGTGCTCCGCATGTACATTGTCGTAGTTCGCATGCAGAAGTAGCACCTTAGTACCTTCAGGGACTTCCGATAGAGCTTCGTTGAAGCGGTCCTGATTGACGCAGTGAGGGATGACATAGGCCCCGGCTTCTAGCATCGTCGGCTGCATCAGCAGCTTGGCGTGCTCCGGAAACCACGCCTCCATCATGCGGCCGAGGAGCTCGAAGCTCGACATCCGGCTACTGTCCTTGGACAGGTCGTGATTTCCCGCCACCAGGTAGAGCTTCTTGCCCGCTGCGCAGTGCCGCTGCAGGATGTGCATCGTCATCAGCAGATCGCTGTTCGGGATGCTGTACTGATCGAACAGGTCACCGAGGATGCACAAATCGCCAGCTTCATCGACCAGCTTCGCGAAGCTCTCGATCACGTAGTCTCGCAGCGCGAGTGCCGAGCGTGGCGTCGTGCCGGCGCTGCGCTGCACTCCGATATGAACGTCGTTGAGAACGGTCAGCATGTCATCACCTGAAGATGTAATCGCCACCGTACTGCACCGTCTCCAGTGCCGCTCGTGCGGTGACGAAGGTTGGTTCATCGCTCAGATCCCACGACGGAACGTCGCGCTGGACCAGGAAGCGGCTGAAGTCGGGGCATCGCCACGCCCCCGTTGTCGAGTGGTAAATCAGCATCACGATCGCGCCGCCGGCAAGCATCCGGACGTGCATCTTGGCGATCTGCTCACTGCCTAGGTTTTTCCGCGGCAGGCGAAAGTCGTGCGCGACCTCCTTCACCTCGATGATCCCGTGGCAGGCGGGCGTGAAGAAGCCGAAGTCGCCAGTCTGGGAAGGGATACGCCCCATCGATGAGCGGGCATCGTACTTACGTTCATAGTCGAAATCGACCTTCTCCGACTTCAACCTCTCGAGGATCTTTCTCACGTCGGCTTCAGCTTTCTTGCCTCGCTGGCCGATATTCTTGTTGTTGTCCATTACGTATTCCTGATGTCGTCAACGATCTTGATGCGCTGCCCTAACCATCTGATGATCGGAACGGGGAAGCTGTTGCCCAGCGCTTTGTACCTCTGCGTGTCGGGCGCTACTCCGTTCCTCACCGGGATGTTGGTGTAGTTGTCCGGAAACCCCATCAGCCTTTCCCACTCGACCGGCATTACGTAGCGAACCCGGTCGCCGTGCATGACGGCAGGAAACCTGTTCTTTTCCGGCATCGCCTGCTTCTTGTAGAGCACGGCGTCTGCGGTCTGACTCAGCTGGTTTCCGTCCCACCACTGGACGTGAGCGTCTGCAAGGCCTCGAACAGCCGCTGTGGCAATTTGTGACCTCCGGTCGCTGCCCGCCGAAGGATCCCCTCCGCAGCCCTCTTGGTCAAAAAGTACTGCTGCGGCACGTCGCCAGTCGTTAACGTGTCCAACAACGAACACTCGACGGCGGTTCTGGGCGAGGCCGAAGAATCGCGCGTCCAACACTCGCCACGCACACTGATACCCGACCCTAGCCACTTCCCCGAGGAAGGTGCCAAAGTCCTGTCCTCCATTACTGCTGAGGACACCCGGAACGTTTTCCCAGATGAACCATCGTGGGCGGTAGCGTTCAAGAAGTCCCACATATGAGAGGGCCAGTTGACCACGCGGGTCATCCATTCCCTGTCTTGATCCCGCAGTGGAGAAAGCCTGGCAAGGTGTTCCTCCAATAAGCATTTGAAATACATCGACGTCCCACTTCTTATAGTTATTGAGATCCCCGAAGTTCTTCACTCTCGGGTAGTGGTAGCTGAGTACTGCTTGACAAAACCCGTCGACTTCACTGAAGCCAACGGGTTCAAAGTCCTCCGGATGTAGCGCGACAGTTGCGGCTTCAATGCCGCTGCAAACCGATAAGTATTTCATCGCCTGTTCTTGTTTTTATTGTTGGCGAAAGGTGCGGGGTTGATACGTTCACTGCCCCGCGCAGTGTTTCGAGATGTGGGCTTTCGCCCGCAGAGGTTAGGCCACGTAACCAGCGGTCCCCCCGCCATGACAACTTCTTATGCGGCTTGCTCCAGCAGAAGGCCGTAATGCTTGAGACCCTCGTTGATTGCCTCGTCAGTCGGTTCCTCCCCGATCTCGAACTGCTCCCCGAAGCTGGGGCCGAAGCTGATAGAAGAGACGATCGGAACCTTCATGTCGGCGTAGGGTTGCGTCATGCACCAGTGCAGTTCTTTGATGAACGGAATCAGGTCGCACACAGCAACCGACCACACCACCTCGTCATGAACCGGCGCCACGAACTGCGCGTCGTACTTCTTGTGCAACTTGCGATCCCACATCCGCCCCATCGCGAGCTTCGTCATCTCAGCGCCGGAACCCTGAATGCAGAAGTTCGGCCCCTGCCGCTCGGCCTTGCTGGCGACCATGTAGTCGTCGGACTGCAGCAGTTCGGCAAGGTGGCGTCGCGCACCGAGGCGCGTCGTGGCGTAGCCGCGCTCTTTCGACTCGGCGACGACCTTCTCCTTCCAAACATCGACGCCGGGGAACATCGACTTCTTCGCATCGAGGAACAGCTGCGCGTCTTCCTCGCTGACCATCATCGTCTGCGAGACTTTGCCTGCCATCGCCCCGTACTGCTCGCCGAAGTTGACCGTCTTGCCGAGGTCACGGAACGACTTCGCTTTCGCCTTCAGGTCGGGGTCGTCCCCTTCCAGGTAACCAATGAATGCCTCGTAGGAGATGCTGACATCCCACTTCTCCCGAGCGATCGCGCTGGCGGTCAGCGAGTGGATGTCCTTCAGGTTGTCCCCGACATAGCAGGCGAGCATGTTCTCGTCCTGGCTGTAGTCAGCAGCGAGGCGCAACTCCTGGCCGTTGAAGTCAAGCGACACGATCAGCGTTTGACGCGCCGGGTCGATCTTCGAGACGTGCGGCTTGAGCACCCTCCGAAACTTGCCCTTGTCCTTCTTCTTCGGCATCTGCTGCAGGTTCGGATCGCTGAACGAGTAGCGGCGCGTCACCGTCTGGCACTGGTTGGCCGACGCATGCACCTTCTGATCACGCGGGTGCTTGATCAGCAGGTAGGGCGTGTAGTAGAGCTTGTGCCGCGTCTCGACCGTCTTGATCTCGAGCATCGCGTTCAGCACGTCGGCCGGCGCGATCTCCGCGTCGTAGTGCAGCGCGGTCTTGATGGCGAGCTCGTCGGTCTTCGGCGTGCCCTCGCGGATGCCCTTCTTGCGCATCTCCGGGGTCGGCTTGTTGCGCACCCGAATCGGCAGCCCCATCACCTCGTACATGAGGTTCCGCATCTGCTTGGGCGAGTCCATGTTCAGGTCCGGGGCGCCGCTGAATCGGCTGGCCACGAGGCGGTTCAGCCCGTCGACGTCACCTCCGACCGCGGCGTCGATCATCTTGGCGAGGAGATCCTCGCCCTCAGCCTCAACCAGGCGGGCAAGCTTGGCCGGCGTGCGCACCCGCGTGTCGAGCTCGCGGCCCGTCACGATCTGGAAGGCAAGCTTGATGTCCGACGCCTCGATCGGCGGGGCGAACTCGGGGCAGACGGTGCCGGTCCATCCCTTCTCGATCAGGTAGGCGTCGACCGTCTCCCGTGCCTTCTTTTCCTTCTCGTCGTCCTCGGCCTTCTGATCGAGCATCTCCTCCAGCGAGATGTTCACGCCTTCAAGAAAGGCGTGCGTCGTCAGGTACATCGGCTTTTGCTCGACTTCCCTGTAGACGTTCCACGCGTGCTCCAGCTGCACCCGGAACTGCCAGTGGTTGTAGAGCGCCGCCGTGACGATCGTGTCGTCCGTACCGTAATTGAAGATGTGCGAGGCAGTGAGCTCGCTCATCTTGTACTGCCGATCTTCCCAGAGTTCGGTGACTTCAGGTTCGAGAAGCACAGGCTCCTCTCCGCTGTTGTCATAGACCGCCGCCTTCACAACCTTGATGTAGGTACGCACCGGCTTGCCGCCCTTCGGCAGCGAGGAGTAAACAACGTCCTCATCTTCCGGATCCTGCTCCATCTTTCCGGCCAGCGTGGTCGCCTCGGCGTAGGTTTCCTGGTCATAGCCCAGCCAGCGCTTCGCGTTCGGCTTCAGGCCCAGCGAGCCGTTCTCGTCCACGTAGGAGGCCAGGATCTTCGTGCAGTCGACATCGGCAAGGCGCTCCTCCAGCCAGTCCATGCCGAACTCGCGGCCGAGCACGGGGAGCTCGAAGCCCTGCGCGTTGTGCGCGACGACGCGCCGGCCGCGCGTGGCCTCCTCGATGAACGCCTTGAACTCCTCGCGCGACAGCTGCGTGACCCCCTCCTCCTCGGCGTGGCGGTGCGTCAGGTAGAAGGTGTGCTGCAGGTTCGGGCCGAGCGTCAGGCCGCAGGAGACCAGTTGCGAACCGAAGACGTCGACCTTCGCGGCATCCGTGTCGCGCTTCTTCTTCGCCTCCAGCCACTCCTCCGATTCCTCGTTCACGTCGGTCTCGAGGTCGAGCGCGACGAACGGGGTGCGGATGCCGCGGATCAGGTCCAGCGCCTGCTGCCGGTTTCCGGCATGCACGAGCATGCGGCGCCCATACCACTGCGCGAACTGCGCATCGTCACCCTGGCGACGATCACGCACCATGCCGTACTTCCACTTGAGCGGGTTCTGGACGGTGTTCACCTGATCGTCGTAGAGCGTCGCCAGCGCGTAGCTGTCGTAGACCGCCTGCTCATTGTCGACCAGCTTCTTGAGCGGCTTGCAGTCAGCGACATCTTCCTGCAGCTTGTAGACCTCTTTGGTCCGGATCAGTTCCTCGATCTGGTAGTAGACCTCGATGCCGTACTGCGCCGCCACCTTGAGGAATGCAGCATCGCCGAACCCGTGCGCACCCTTGATGTTGTCGTTGGCGTCCCCGACCAGCGCCTTGTAGATCGTGATCAGGTCGGTCGGGAAGGGGCCGAACGGGTTCCTGTTGATGTCGTCGTTGTTGCCCACCGTGACGATCGCGCCGTACTTGTTGGCGCCGGCCAGCCGCACGAGGTCGCCGTCATGGCTGTAGACGAAGCAGTTCTCCTCGCTGTTGCGAGCGAGGTAGGCAAGGATGTCGTCACCTTCGACCAGATCCTGCGTCACCGAGGCAGCGCCAAGCTCGAGAAAGAACTTCTCGATCTCCTCCCGCAGCCGGCCGAGCTCCTGGTAGACCTCGTTCGGGCGCTTGCTGCGCCCCTTGTTGTAGCCGGCCACCTTGCGTGCCCGCACCGCGGTAGGCGTCATTCCCTCGAACACCATCACGACGTCCTTCGGGGTGTAGCCGTACTTGTTCAGCGCCGAACGCATCAGGGTGAGCGTGTTCTCGAAGCCGTACTGCCAGGAGTTGACCCACACCTCCTTATCCGGCTTCTCAGGATCGGGGACGCCCTTGCCCTCCGCATCCTTGCCGACGAAGAGCGAACGCTTCATGACGTTCGCCATATCGAACAAGATCTTCATACTAGCCTCCACGTTTCAGTAGTTTCTCCAGCTGCGTTTGACAGTCCACGCAGCGGATGCGCCCCATCTTCAGGCGAGCTTCGGGGATCTCGATGCCACACGTCAGGCAGTTCTCCCCGTCGAAGTCGGGGTGCGTCTCCACCCGGTTAGCTTCCTTCCGCGCCTTCGCAATTGCGCTCTCCTGGAACTTCTCGATCTGATCCTGCGCCTGATCGGCCTCGTCACCGTGCTGCATGAAAGACCTCGAGCGCGTTGTCCAGCTGCTGAAACAGGTTGAACATATCGCCGTAGTTGGTGACGATCACGTCGCCCTGCTTGCGCTCCACGCCAACCTCAGAAGCGTGGTTGTTACCGTCCTTCGCGATTTCGCGCCGCGCCGGCCCGTCGATGTGGATCATCAGACCGCCTGCGGCGCGGATCCAGTCAGCCTCGTTCTCGAAACGCACGTCGGAAACGACCATGCCAACCTGCCCCGGCTTCAGACCGTTGCGGTAGTGGCGCTTGGCAAGCAGCAGCCAGAAGTCCGGGTGCGCTGCCCTGCCCCACTCGGTACCGAGCGTCTGGGCAAGCTTGCGATAGCTCACGCCGAATTCAGGGATCACGCGATCCTTGATTCCGTCGATGTCGTACTCGGACTGCTTGAACCCCATCACCGAAAGCGCCCACTTGATCGGCATCGCAAACGCGTACCGGTTGTAGTGGTGCGTGGTTTCGATGTGGATGGCAGCGGTGTCTTTTCCGACTCCAGCCTTACCAGCCAAGCCAATCAGTTTCTTCATTTGACGTCCTCTTGTAGTTTTTGTGCGTCAAGCGGTTAAAGCACCGCCTCCAAAAGTAACCTCGTGCAACCGACACAATCGTGAAGATCACGGTGATGCCCAGGTTCTGCGCGATCGAGGTGTCCAGATCAAAGAGCGGCGTGATCACGAACTGCTGAAGGAGGGAACTGATGACGAATCCAGACCCGACGTTCAGCAATTGCTCTGTCAGGGAGCCTGTTCTCGTCTGCATCAGATGTCCCACGTTTCAACGATCGAACGAAACTGCTTCCACCCTCTGAAGTTCTTGACCCACTCTTCGCTGCTGTCGAGCGGGTAGGCCTGGTGCTCGGTGGGCGAGGCGTGCAGCGGCTTGCTGCCGACCAGGCGCTCGAACAGCTTCAGGTCGTTCTCGATGCTGGGCGCCGTGCCGTCGTGGTTGTTGTAGCTGACGCGGGCGCACCGCGCCGCGGAGAGCTTGGCCAGGAAAACCGGGCGATCGTGGAACTCCTCGACCTCCTCGCTCTTGATGTAGGGCAGGTGCCAGTCGTAGGCGTCCTTGAGCATGCCGCGGGCGCCACGCATCTTCGGCTGCGAGTGATCCATCGCTTTGCGCATCGCGAGGGCGAGCGCCTGGATCTCAGGCTGCGCGTCCGGATGCGCCCGCAGCGCCATGAAGTTCGCCCACTCGGTCGACGTCACCACCACGCTGATGAAGGTGAAGGGCTCGAGGATCCGGTTCACGATCTGCTTGTGGGCGCCAAGGTCTTCCATCTGGGCGGCGTAACGCGCCGCGGTGCGTGCGGCCATGCCCCAGAGCGCTTTGACTTCCTCGCGCTGCTTATCCTCCAGCTGCGCCTGCGCCTGCATGCCCGACTGGTTGCGTCCCCAGTGGATCGGCGCCGCCGGCTCATCGCGCACCTGATCCACGACCTTCCAGACCGGGATCGCCCGGCTGCTCGACGCGTTCCTACTGTTATGAACTACGATTCCGTTTGCAAAAAAGTTAGGAAACTCCCCGGCAATTTCCAAATCGAACGTTTCCTCTTCTCCGCGTAGAACAATCGACGTAACTACCTCTAGTCCAGACTGTAGAGGAACACCTGTCTGCCACCCCTGGGTTCCGTGAAGCTGCTTATGTGCCTCTGGATTAACAGCGATAACGTTGTTTATGTCGAAAGCAAGGTCTGGCCTCTGGTGTCTAGGCAGGACGTGATGTATGTGGAAATCAGAGGTGAGTGGCTCCCCCGTGTTAGCGCATAAATAGTTTTGCCGTGCCGCCACGTCATCACGTACTTCAAGATTCCAGCGATTAACCCAACGTCCGTTAATCTTCCTGAAAGGGTCGCTTTTTACCCCTGTCCCGTATTTGTAAGTACGCAGATGATCTTCACCAACAACAAGATCACCTATACGAACCCACCCACGTTGCGTAAAAACAAGGTGGTCCTTGCTTCCTGCTACTTTATAGTTAGTTGTGCTGACTTCAAACACCTGTTTAACACCAGATCTTTGAACGTTAACGACTTTGGATGTTTGAATTTCACCTGTTGCTTCGTTGATCTGGCGAATATTCATCTCTGCAAGTCTGGACCTCAGCGAGTAGCTGCGTGTACCGTTGTTATTTCTATAGGCCTCCCAGGACTCAGCAGGCGCTACCCATTGTCCAGCCTGCTTCTCAGCATCTGCCACTTTTCCGAGTCTGCACGCATTGTTAAGGTTATTAGCGCTTGCAAGGCCTAGCTCATTGGCTACCTCTTTAGCCGTGTAGTAAGACCTGGACGGCAGAGAAAGAAATTTACCGCTGTGCCGTGGGGTGCGGTGCTCTTCAGAACCATCAAGCCACTTGTTAACAAACTCCCTGATGGTCATAGAATGAACGCGACGTGAACGCCCATGACTTTTGGCTGGCATATCAAAATCTAGTCTAGCGTCACCAGCTAAACAAAATACCCTATGCGTCATGAACTCCGCATGAATGAAGCGGGGGTACCTCAACTGCAGCGTGGTCAAGCGGGCTCCGAACCCCGAAACGCTGTCAGCTATCACCTTCGCCTGAATCATTCGCTATCTCCAGTTCTATTTCTTCTTGTAGTTGTTTTAACTGCGCGACGAACTTGTCTACCGTGACCTTGAAAAACTTCTTTGGTTTCTCCTTCCTGATGTTGCCGAACCTAGCCTGGTACTCTGCCCAGGAGATCACCGCCGGGCACAGCATCCGGGCAATGACGATCGGCGGCTCCATGAAAAGCTGCGTCTTGTAGAGCGCTGCTTCTACAATCAACAGCTTCTCTTTAAGCGGCGTCTTCAGGTGCTGTGAAGTGCGGGATGGTTTTATCGTCACCATCTCTTTAGTCCACGTCTTTGCCCCTTCAACTTCATCAAGCAGAAGGTAGCGGCAGTGACACAGCGCCTGCTTCAACGCATCTGGAACCTCCACTGTGGAGAGGAAGTGCGCGATCGCTTTCCACGTCGGGAGGTGCTCCGGAACTGACTGCCCCGCGCTTCGCCATGCGTGCCAGAAACGATCGAGATCGAACTCCATCCTCGCCGGCAGGCGCGTGCCGTCAGCCCGTACCGGCTGGTGCGCGTCGACGCCGAAGGTGAACTCATGGTTCCACGCGAGGAACGTGCCCTTGCCTGTTGTGAGCGTCAGCGCGTCGGGGTTGGACTGATGGGCGATGTAAGCCATCTCCGCGAAGTGATAGGGTCTGGCCACCGTTCCCCAAGGAACGTCGTAGTAGCCCTCGCCGATCGGCGCCACGATCGCGTTGATGCGGCGACGGACCTTGTAGTCCCCGTCCCGCCACAGCAAGTTCGAGGGGCGTCCGCTGCTCCGCTCGCCCATCTCCACCTCGCCAAGGCGGATCTCCGCCTTGGCGTATTCTCGAGCGAAGCGCTCGAGGTCGTTGGCGTAGGCGCCGGTCCGCGCAGCGATGCCCTCAAAACCCTGGAGGTCAGCCTCGAGCGACAGCTTCGGCCGGGGGAGGTCATCCACCTGGCCGTCAGGGACGGCGCCTGCGGAAAAGCCCAACTCATCGAGTTGGGCTTTCGCTTCCGTGTACAGCGCCATGTCGACCTTGAAGGTGCGAGACCGCCCCATCACCGCCGCTCCAGCACCTCGCGCTCTGCGGCAAGGTCTCGGTTCAGCGCTGCGTGCTCGGTGAACTGCTTCGGGTACCGCTTCTCGAGCTTGGCGTATGTTCAGGTACATCACCTCCTCGACTGCTGTAACCGACGAGATGGGCCATACTCTTGAGTCTCGTGCAGCAGATCGTGCGTCGCGTAGAGTCGGCTTGACGAACGAACCGCGGCTGCGCGTCACCTCCACCTCGCAGGCGATCATCCCTGCGTACTCCGCCATGCGCAGGGCGCAACGGGCAAGCGGCTTCTCCACCAAGTCGTAGTTGATGAAGATGAAGGGGATGTCTGCGCGGGTGCAGAGCAGCGCCACATACCAAAGGACGTCGCCGATCTCCTCGGCGATGTTCACCTTGTCCAACGGCTTGCCGTAGATGATGTGGCGCTTGACCTGATCGTTGATCTCGCCTACTTCGGAGACGATGCCAAGTGCTGCATGCTCCAGGTCGCCGAAGAAGTCGCGCGGCTTCAACGTGCGCATGGCCAGCGCCGGATAGGCGCCAACGTCAATTCTCATTTCAATCTCCTGTTCTTGTTCTTCTTGTGGAGACAGCGGGATCAAAGTTCGGCGATGACCCTCTTCATCGTGTACATCAGATCCGGATCCACGTTGTCCTGCTTCATCAACCACTGGAAGTAGTCGCGCGGGACTTCGGTGATCGGCTTGCCGCGATGCTTGCCGAAGGGCATCGTGTGAACGAAGAGCGGCTCGTTGGTGATTTTGATCAGATCTTCCAGCGATGCGTCCGCTTTCTGCAGCAGCAGGGTCAGCAGGTTGTACAGCGCCTTCACGTCACCCATCGCAGAGTGCGCGGTGCCGGCGTCCAGCTTGAACATGTAGCGCAGCGTCTGCAGCTTGTGATTCTGTGCTTCAGGAATCAGCTTGCGGGCAAGGCGAAGCGTGTCGATCTCGCCGTTCAGGCTGCGGCAGGCCGGCGCGAAGAAGCGACGGTCGAACGGAGAGTTGTGGGCAATCAAGATGATGTCGCCTTCGATCCACCCACCGTAGATGTGCTCGAAATACTCATCGAACGTGGGGCTGTCAGCCACCATGTCATCAGTGATGTGATGCACCCCAGATGCGCCCGGTTCGATCGGATGCTGCGGATCGATCAGGCTGTGCCGTTCATCCAGCACGTTGAGGCTCTCGTCGATCTCCAGCCACGCGATCTCGACCACGCCTGCTTCTGCGCTCAATCCGGACGTCTCGACGTCCCCCAGGATGTAGCGTCTCGTCATTTACTGGCTCCAATAGGAAAGACGGGGACGTCGCCGTCCCCGTCCTAGTCATCACTCAGCCAGCGAAACGAGCAGGCGGGTCCAGGTGTTGCCGTTGCCCGACTTCACCTCAGTGGTGACGTTCACCTTGACGCCCATCGAAGGGTCGATCGCCGGCAGGCGCCCGGTCATGCCTTTCACCACAATGTCGCGACGGAAGCCGTTGAAGGCCTTCACGCTGTCCGGAGCGAGCGAGACGACGACCGCATCACCCACGTAGTCGACCGCCTTCTCCGACGCCTCGAGGATGCCGAAGAGATCCACGTAGGTCTTGACCGAGGCCTTGTCGTAGCCGAGCTCCTTGCGCAGGTGCTCCACGTACTCCTTGACGTCCTCGCCCTTCGTGGTGGTGATGCCGTCCAGCGAGTAGCGGGCGTGCTCCTTCGCCTCGGCACCGTTCTCGCCGGGGCTGACCACGTACCGGTCGTTCCAGGACAGCAGCGTGAGCGTCAGCTTCGTGCCGAGCATCTTCTTGTCGCCATCCATGATGTTGCCGTTCGAGCCGACCAGGCGCACACCCTCGCCGAAGTCGATCGGGGGCAGGCGATCCTTCATCAGACCGAAGATGTCGTAGTCGGCGAGGTTGACCGGTTTCGGCGGGACGGCGACCGCGCCGGAAGCGCGAGCGGCGACCGCGGTCGAGGTAGCGGGCTTGCCGGCAGCCTGGGCCGGCGCAGTCGTGGCGGCCGGCGCCTCGGCGGTCATCACCTCGTCGTCCGGATTCTCGAACTCGGGGGCGGCGGCGGGGGCGGCGGCGGACTTGGTAGCAGCTTTCAGAACCATTTTCAGTACCTCAGTATTTTGATGTTTGTCAGAGGAATCTCGCTCAAGTCTTTGAGCGAGTGGCGGGATATTAAACATCCCCTTGCAAGGTGTCAAGCCTATTTCCGTTTGAACATGTCCACTCCCTCCTCTTCGAGTTGATCGATCCGGAACCGGACCACGCCGGGCGCCGCGTCAAGCCGTTTGGCGCCCGAGTCGAAGTACGGCCGGAAATTCTTCATGGCCAACATGAACGCGTCCTGGTTGTCATACAGCGGCGTCCTGCCCTTGCGCTTGCACCACTCTTCGTACTTGACGAAAGCGAACGGCAGTGAGATCTCCAACAGGTCGATGCCGCCCGACTCGCTGAAGGTGTAGTCCTTGTTGACGAACAGCCTGACGTTCTCCGGCTCCCCGTCCATCAGGGACATCAGCGCGAGAGAGCTCATGACCTTCGCCGCTTCGGACTTGGCCTTGTAGTCCTTGCCCGTCTCCGGAATCAGCAGCGCGTTGCGCAGATCGGCGATTCGGCTATCGAGATCGATGCCGACCGTCTGCAGCACGTTGGAGAAGAGCGTCAGGCCGTGCAGCGCCACACCGTAGTTGTAGACGATTCGGTAGTTGCTGCCGTTGCCGATCTTCTTCTTCACCTCCTCGTGATCCTTGTCGAAGGATTCGCAGAAGCGATCGAAGTCGACCCCGAGCAGCAGCCAGGCAAGCTGCCGGCCCACCGACGACAGGACGTGGTGGTTGTCCTGCACGAAGGTGAGCTCGCGGTCGCGGCCGTAGATGCCGCCGACGTCGAACTGCACGCGCACCGAACGCTCCACGATCGCGGTCTGCGTCTCGACCGCCTCGCCGAGGAACAGCGTGGGCGCCGAGTAGCTATTCTCCACGACCTCCCGGCCGCTGGACATCAAGCTCTGGTTGGCGCCGCCCTTCGTGAAGGTGCCGTTGTCGTAGCAGGCGCGGAAGATCGACAGCAGCAGGCCCTGCCTGCCGGCGGGGAGCTCCCGCGGCTTGTACTCGTCGATGTAGGCCGGGATGCTGGTCGAGCTCTGGATCGCGCTCGTGATCCCGTACACCGACGAGCCGCCGGCCTGCAGCTGCTGCGGCTCGCGCTTGAAGTAGTGAAGGTGCAGGAACTCCTTCGTGGTCGTCGTCTTCCCCGCGCCGGCCTGCCCGGAGATGGCCAGCAGGGGGAATTGGCGGCGGTGGAGGTGGTAGAACATCCTGGCGTGCGCCGCGCACATCCACCCGAGGATCGGCGCGATGGTCATGTCCCGGTTCATGGCCATCATCGAGGTCAGCACCTCGCGCACGAGGTCGGTGTTCTCGAGCGCCGGGGCCATCATCACGTCGGTCTTGTAGTAGCCCGCCGGATTCGGGTCGCCCATGAAGCGGAACTTCAGGCCGGCGTCGCTGATCTCCTGCGGCACTGCGCAGCCGACCGGCGAGCCCAGCACCGGGAACGGCTTCCTCGCCACCTCCGGAACATCAACGTTCGCCGGGAAGTTGATGACGTCGATGCCTTCACGCCTGATGAGGAACTCCTCCCCGCCCCCATCTTCTCGGTTTCGTGCCTTCAGCATAAGTAACTCCTGTACGTAAGAGGCGGCGCTATCCGACCCCTGAAAAGTGCCTCCCGTCATCTGAGCGCAGAACGCGTTCAGCTTCGATCTGCTGGATAGCGAATCGAGCGTCAGCATCGTCCTGATCACGCGCTTGTTGCGGTAGTAAACGTCGACCTCGAACCCTGCCGGCTGCGACGCGTCGACGGACAGGATCTTGGTCACCTTGTCGAAGCCGACGCGGGAGAGCACCTTCATCTCCCCTTCCGCGGAGCGCTGCCGGATGCCGCTTGCACCCAGGATCACGCCCCCGGTGAAGTCGTCATCGTCGTCCTCGTCCGCCTCGATCGTGGCCTTGGTCGACGCGTAGTCAGCCGCGGCCTTCTCGGACGTGATGCCGGCCAGGTCGGGGGCAGACTCGCCCTCGGCGAGCAGCTTCTTCACCGCGCCGACGCTGTAGACGTAGCAGGGGTTGTCCAGCGTGTAGGCAAGCTGGGCGCGGAGCTCGCGCTCGCGCAGCGTCGGATTGCCGTAGCGCCCGGAATCCCCGGCATGCGTGTCGATCAGCTGCCGCGCCTGCTCCACCACCTCGTCATGCGACTTGCCCAGCGCGTTGCCGACGATCGCAACCTGCATCGCGATCTGGTTCCAGCCGGCATCGTCGTTGAGCTTCTCCCCGTTGAGGATTGCCTTGATGGTCGGCGGGAACTGCCCCTTGAACTTCTTGATGAGCTCGAGGTCGGCCTTCGTGGACTTCTTGCGCTTGACCGCATCCGACACCTTGATCATCGCCTCGGAGAAGATCAGGGCAAGGTCGTGGCTGAACTGCGGTTCGTCCGGATGCGGTACCTCGTCGCCGTAGTTTCTCGGCGTCGAACAGAGGTCAGCGTACTGCTCCTCCGACATACCCCCTTGCTTCGCCGAGCGAGATGGGAACCTTGTACTTCCCGTTTTCTCGCTGCACGTTCGGCGTGCGCCACATCCGCCCGCGCTTCGCGCTGTAGACACGCAAGTCGAGTGTGTCAACGTACAGCTTGTATGCCATCTCCCGGTAGATCACGGGGGAGGTTCGCCACCCCGTCTTTCGGAACCTTCGGCAGGAAGCTCGGCATAGGGACTTCCACATGAAATCCCCGTACCCCCGGTTGCATAGACGCGTATCGAGTGCATGTACACACCCGCGCTTTCCAGCTTGTCGAGGTACCTGTTCAGTTGCGTGATCGACAGCGCCAGCGTGTCGCTATCGAAGTCAGCGTAGAACGGGCCGCTGTACTTGATCTTGTCTAGTTCTTCAGGAGGGCATTCTTCGGTCGTGCGCGNAAGGTCGAGGACGGTTACAAATCGTGGGCTGTGCTTTTGAATGATCTCTTGGCGTGATGACGCCAAGCCCGGCTGCCACTTGTCTTGGCCGCCTTCTTTCTGCCAGTAAAAGTACATGCAGAGCCTTCATTTTTATTGTTATGGCTCGACACTTCGCGCAATCAGTACTGTGGCCTGTCTCCAAATGCCTGTTGATACTGATTGGGTGTGAGGACCGAAACGTTATCCCGGTTGTAGAACTTGATGCTGCTTTGCTGCTTGAAGCAGATCCCCCAGACCAGGGACCGGGTGTACCGCCCGTCCGCCTGTTCCTTGGCCTCCCACTTCACGCCCTGATAGACCGGGATCGAGACGAAGACCGGGAAGCGGAACAGCTTAACCGGCACGTAGCCGACTTGCAAGGTTCTACTCGATTTGTCATCCATCAGCGTGCATGTCGATCCGATTTTCGCATCGCAGTGGAAATCGATGACCCGGATCGAGCCTAGAACCTCGGGCGGGTTGGGCGTCCCGTCGCGCCGCTTGCCGGCCGTCTTGACGACGAAGAAGCGCCGATTCACGAAGGCAGCGTCGGTCCAGACGTGGCCGAAGCTTTCGTACAGCTGCCGATCGTCTGGGGACATCCTTGCGATGAGGTCTGCAAGGTTGTCCTTTTCTGACATCTGGTAAGGACGTCGGTTACTCTCCATAGATCGCTTCCTTGAGGTCTTTGAACCCGACCTGTACCTGGTTGACGAGCGCGTCTTTCTCGAGGAGTTGTCGATAGAGGCGCTGTTGGATGGTACCTTCTGCGATGGCGATTCGGATAACTGGGGTGTTGGGTTGGCCTTCGCGATAGATGCGTGCCACCGCTTGATGAAAGTGAGAGGGAACGACCGGGGTTTCCAGAAAAAGTTCATTATGGCAAGCCTCCTGAAGATTGAGCCCATACCCTGCTGACAGGGGTTGGGCTACCAGAACCGAGGTCTCCTTGGTGTCCGTGAACTTGTCTATGTTTTTAGACTGCTGTCCAGGAGCCACTTCGGAGTAGCACGCTACGGCGCCGTACTGATTCAAGTACTTCACAAGTTTTCGATTGGTCTGCTTGTACTGCCCGAAGACGATCAGCTTGTTGCCGCTGCCGTTGTCGATACCAAGCTCTTCAATCGTGTTGTCCAGCACGTCATAGGCTTTCGCCCTTGCGTCCGGATCACCAGAGTAAGTATCAAGATTGGTGACGATCTGTTGGGCTGCGTGATACAGCCTCGCTGCAGAGGTCGCATCAATCTTCTGCCCGTTGTCCAGCACCAGAAGCTGATCCTCCATCAGCTTTCTATACAGCCGCATGTGCGACGGGTCCAACTCGTAGAAGATCGGCACGTAGATCGGCGTCTTCAGGTTCTTCAGCATCTGTTCCTTCAACAGACGCACCGAGTTGGTCAGCAGGTTCTCCTTCATCAGATCGAGCCGCCGCCACTTCGTCACCTTGCCGAAGAAGTCCTGCTCTTCGACGTGGATGTTGAAGAACTGACGCTGCGACCTGTAGATCATCGGCGAGATCAGCTTCACGTAGGCATACACATCGCCAGGATTGGACAGAGGCGTCCCCGTCAGCAGCATCAGCGCGTTGCCAGCAAAGAAGTCACGCACCTTCTTGTGGTTGTCGCTGCCGATGTTCTTGATGGACGTCGCCTCGTCCACGATGCCGATGCGTGGCCTGTCTTTGAGCTCGGTCTCGAGCCTGGAAAAGTCCTTCTTGAAGATCTGCATCGAGACCAGAATCCAATCGGCATCGCGAAGGTCAAGTCCTGCCCTCTCCTTGGGGGTGCCTTTGTAGAGCACCACCTTGCCTACGCCTTCCACCCTCTTCAGCCACCTGTACCAACTACTGAGCAGGATGGGCGGCATGACGACCACAGTTGCTGCCTTCGGATCGCCCAACTTCTTGTAAAGGGCGATCACCGTACTCATCAACGTCTTGCCGCAACCCGGCTCTGCGTACAGGCCGATGCGGTCAAGCTCTCCTAGATCCTCGATCGCTTCCTGTTGCTCAGGGAACGGACGAAACGGCAGGCCGTAATGCTCATAGACCGTCTCCACGATTGAGGTTCTCGATTCTTTCGGCAGTGCGCTCATGTTCTTTTTCTATTTCTTGAGTCGTTGCACCCTTGCGGCGGCGGAGCCTGCTGCGCTCGTGATTCACCACCACCCTCTTCCCCGGCTTGTTGTTCCGAGGGTCAAAGTAATCCTCCTCTTGAATGCGTAGGTCTCGAGCGATCTCAACAATCAGACCCTCGGTCACCAACCTACGCACTGCCGCGCTGTACGCGTTAAGTATCAACTCCACGGTAGCTTCTGAAATACCGTGGATGATGGCGATCTCTTGAGAGAGCTCGCCGAACTTAACCTGCATTCTTTTCGTCACGCTTCCTCCGTGGCAAGGTGTGCCACACGTTGATAAGCCCTCTCCCGCAGTTCCTCTACGGAACGTGCGGGAAAGGGGAGCGACTTGCCGAAGTGCTTGAGCATCATGTCGATCACCTCTACCGGGCCGAGCGTTACCATCCAGTCGCGCACCTGCTTCGAGCCAATGACCGTTCTGGTCAGAAGTTCGACGGCAGGCACGCGCGGATTCAGTGCCGAGTAGGAGATCTCCCCGTCGTCGTTCGTCTCCTTGCCGTGCGGGTCGTAGAACGCCCACATCAGATTCCAGGTCGGAATGTCGGCAAGGCCCTCGTAGTGACTGGCCGGCGTTACGAAGACGGTCGGCTGCTGCGAACCATCAGGGTTGACAATCGCGCCCTTCATTGCGAAGGAGTAGTACTGAAACGGCTGGGGAGACCAGCGCTTGACCGATTGCTTCTTGGAAGTGCTGAAAGAAACGACGTTGCTCATGTTGACTCCGGAAGTAGGTTGCGATTACTCGTGTGCGCCAGTCAGCACATCTCGAAATTTAACAAAACGAGGGTGTCGTAGCGAGCCACTCGGCATTTTTTCATGGTACTCAACCTCTATGACACGACCAAGCACATCTTGTGGCGATTCGGTTAGCGTTTGCCACAATTCATCCCGCAGCGCATCGGTCAGGCCGCTGCCAACTGCCACATGCACCCCGTTGACGTCCACGAACAGCTTGCCGAGCGTCTTGGACAGGCGCCCGGTGCCAGCCGTCAAAGCCGACGATCGGGGCATCGAGCGACTCGGCAGTCCTTGATCTTCATCCAGGCGTAGCTGCGGCGCGTCTCGTANGGTGCAGCCGNNTCCTTGACGATCACCCCCTCTCCGCCAGCGGCGCGGATGCGGTCGTAGTGACCGTAGATCTCCTCCTCGTCGTGACAGGTCCACGTCTCCACCGGGGCGATGCGCCCGCAGTAGGACTGGAACAGATTCGCCAGGGCGCTGCGAAGATGGGCGCCGGGGGCATAGGCGGCCCCGCCCTCGAACACTTCGACCGGCAGCACGTCGAAGACGTTCAGCACGGCGTCCGCGGCGTCCTTCTTCTTGCGCTTGACGGCGCCGACCGTGCTCAGGAACGCGCCGGCCGTGACCTCCCCGTCCAGCATGAAGCGGCGCCACGGCAGATTGCCCCGGCTGAGCACCCTCGCCCGCTCGAGCACGATCGGCGCCAGCGATTCAAACGAGGTGAACTCGAGCCCGTTGCGCGAGAGAAAGCGCACCTCTTCGGCGTCGACGTCGACGCGCACCAGCGTGCGCACCCCGTCGAGCTTGGGCTGCACGATGACCGGCCAGGACTTGACACGCTTCGGGTCGAACGGCTCGGCAAGCATGCAGGAGAAGGTTGCGATCAGCTTCGGGAAGGCCTTGTTCACCGTGCTCACGTCGATGCCGGCGCGGAGATCCTTCAGCAGGATGCGGGTGAAGAGGTCGGCATGGGCGGGGCGCAGCGTGGCGAGCGCATTGGCGATCGTCTCGCGGGCGGCGTTGCCCGTCAGGCGACGCGCGGCGAGGTCGTCGAGCAGCGTCCAGTGGTCGGGGCTGAACTCCCTGTCCAGGCGCCACTCGTAGTCGGGCAACTGCTTGATGCCGTAGGTGGTGAAGGGGTCGAGCGCGGCGACCAGCACCTCGCGCAGGGCCGGGGAGTCGTTCGCCTTCAGGATCGCGATCTTTTCGTTCTTGCTCTTCGTCGCTTCAAGGGCAAGGATGGTTTCGTAGACTTGTTCCATGATCAACTCCAGAGGTAGTTGCTTTGTTACGGGGATCCGTTCCACCGTCACTGATAGGGCCGGTTGAATAACCAGCGGCGTCAATCTCGTTTCGCAGGCCGCACTCAGGCAGCATGTCGCGTGCTCGGTCCAACAGCTCAATGAGCTTCTCTTTTTCTGCTCCCAGTAAAAGGATTGTTTCTCGCATGATGTCGGCACGATGCCACCCCAGCCATCTCGGCGGAATCCCTGCCTTCTGAACCCACTCCGTCTTCTCTAGCCACTCCCTCCCGCAGGCTTCCCACTCGCGCAGCCGCATCACCTCGTCATGGGCACAGTCTATTTGGAGTCGTTGGGTTTTCTCCAACTCCAGATGGTCACGCTTCCATTTCTGGAATTGTTCGCGCTCCCGCTCCGCAGCGTCGAGCCGGTCAAGGATGCGGTTGAATGCGCCCCATGCCACCCCGTCCTCTATGTTGTCGGAACTATTGAGTGCGGCGCGTACTAGCCCAATGTCGTTGTTCACTTGTCGCTCCTGATGCCGTGCTCGCACTCGACAGCACGAATGAGTCTGATGATCGCGTCCTGCTCGTAAGCGTGATAGCGCCACAGGTTCGCGTTGTGCTTGTTTGCAAGCTCCTCGATACGGTCAACGGTCAACGGCACCCGCTGCACCATGCTCCAGTTAAGTCGGTTCGCGGTGCCGAATGCAACCTGCCATGCTGTGTTTGTATAGGTCGAGCGATAGCCGTCACCGCGCCGGTCGAGCGGCAGATTCAACGCTCGAACCGTGTGTTCAAACGACTCACGAATCTGCTGCTCGGTGGGTAGAACCCACTGCGCCATGCCTGCTATCAGGTCGGCAGCCTCGTCGCACGCTATCCAGTCTGCAGTGTGCTTCACGAAGCGCAGCCGCTCTGCCAGTTCGGCCCTCTGGTTTGGTGTCATGTTCAATCCTCCAAAAGTAGCTACACCATGTACGGCACTGCCAACCCTCTATCGATCAGCGCCTGGTTAACGTCCATGCCGTCATCATGACGAATGATCGTGGCAAGGAAGCGACCGTACTTGTCCTTCGGCTTGTGGGAGATCAGCTTCACCGGAATGCCGAGCGTCTGATTGGTAACGAAGTCCTTCGCCTCTCCCCACAGAGGTTGACCGCGCTCCGGCGTGTTCACGCCGTACAGCCGCACCCTCATGCGAGTGGCGACGAGAAACCCGAGATCAACTTCGACATCGACGGTATCGCCATCAACGACGTTGATCACCTTGCAGCGGTTGAAAATCCACGGTTCACTCATAGCTCCTCTCCTTGTTCTTGTTGTAGAGCTCTTCGACGTGCGCCCCGTCCATCCTGGCGCAGAGATTCGGGTTGTCGCGATCAACTAGGAGGTAGTACCTCTCCCCTTCAATCAGCATCACGGCGGAGACACGCCACCTGAACATGCCGTCATCGACGGTAGCGTTAAGCGGTACCGGTTCCTTCATCAAGGAACCTCCAGGTCTACGGTTGATACCTTGTCATACCTGGCCATCCCCATTGCGTACTCGACTGGGTATTTAGAAAGTCTAATAGCCATTGCCCTAGGTGTAATTCCAATCTGATCCGCTAACTCCTTAAGAGACCAAACTCTACCTTGATAAGAAACCCTACGACTTCTGGTTGTGTTCTGCGCCTGCTTAGAAGCATCAAGCCAAACGCAGTTTCCAGGCTCGTAATCTCTGTTTACGTCCAGCCTTTCAAGGGTTTTGTCTTCAGGTCTCTCACCCATGTCTTCGAGAAAAGCTTCAAAGTTCTCCCACCTTTGACATACTTTTATCCCCCTACCTCCGTAGTTCGCGTATCTTTTGTTATTCTTGTTATTGCATCTCTCCCTCATCGCCCTCCAGGAGGTATAAGTAGCGGAGCCAGTGCCACCATGAACTCTAGCCCTATCTCTAGTCACCTCCTTAGCTAGGCACCCGCAGGATCTTGTCTCGCCCTCTCGTAGAAGCTGAGACCTCACTGAAGTTGCTGAACCGCAATCGCACAAGCAGGTCCAATAAATAACGGTGCCGCTGCTTATCGCTTTTTTGTGAGATATTCCTGTAACCACCAGACGGCCAAACCTCTGCCCTGTTAGATCAATAAGCCTACCCATCCGTCACCTCACTAAACTCTACGCCCGCCTCTGCAAACATTTGTTTAGACACTTCCCACTCATCCGCCCAACGCTCCATCCTTGTGCTGTCCACTTTCAAAGCAACTACCTGCCTTATCCCCGCCTGAATAATCAGACGAGCACAGGTAGAACATGGGTAAAGAGTGCTAACAAGAAGTGTGCAACCTTCCAACGAAACGCCAGAGCGTGCAGCCTGTGCAACTGCGTTCTCTTCCGCGTGCGCGGTTACCTGAAGTTTCAGCGGCCTATCGTGCCTCTCCTCCACATCGTCATTCACGCCTCGAGGGTAACCCGTTGTACGCCGGCCGATCGGATCTCACGACCAGGGGCCGAGGGCAAGTGCCCCGTACCGTTGGTCGATCGATCCTTGCTCATCTGAGCGATCGCCAGCACCGGCGGGGACGAACTTGCGGTACGGGCTAGTGCTCATACAGCCAATCCCCTTGAACGAAGGTCATTTTTGAACGCCTCGAACGACGAGAAGAAGATGTTGTCGATCGCGGTACGGAACATCTGCGCTGCATGATTGCCGATAGCAGCGTGAATCTCTTTCGCAACCAACTCGCGGTTGTTCTCGATCCATTCGGCCAGCGCAACCTGCATCCGATTTCGCACCAATTCGGACATCATCTCCACGACGTAAGGCGGCTTCGTCGTTTCGTTGTAGCCGTAGCGGTCACGCTCGACTCGAGGCGTGAAGAACGCCTGCTGCATCGCAGCCTCCACCAGGCGCTTCACGTCATCGTCGGACAGCAGTTCGCCGATCTGCTCCTTGATGCGCTGGCCGACGCGCTCCTGCAGCGACTGAGAGGAGACGAGCTCGCTCATTTCAGGCCCCCGGCCAGGGCAGGCAGCAACGCAGTTGCGGCAATCTTTCTCATTCCTCTTCTCCCTCTTCAAGGTCGCGAGCCTTGTTCTCGTTGTAGGTCTTCGCTGCCACGTAGATGATCGGTGCAGCAGCGACTGCGATACCGAGCAGCATCAGGGGCGTGTCGTCCGCGCTGATCAACGCCGGGGCGATAAACCCGTAGATGGCGACGAACAGGGCGATGGAGACGGTCCAGGTTGTGACCGGATGCTTCTTCAGGGACTCAAACCACTTCTTCATGATGTCCTCTTCTTCTTCTTCTTGTTTTTGAGGGCTGCTTCTCGTTGCGCCAGGCAGGGCATACATATGTATCTAGCCCCGCTCTTTGCAGCCTTGCGAGCATCGACTTCGTGGAAGCCTCGGTAGCACCACCTCTTGCCGGTGGTCTTGGCGATTGCGTCGCCGATCTTCGTGTTGCTTGTCTTGATTGTTTTCTCCTGCGAAACCGGAGACGAAATGCAAACAGCCTCAATCAAGAGGCTGTCCAGTGAGGGGGTTCAACTGTTTCTCCGGAAGTAGAGTGGGAACGTGGTCGGGTTTTTCGACCACGTTCAGCACGACATCATGGGCGTCCCCTGACCCACACCCCGGCATCGCCAGGATGAGGGCCAGGATGGCCGCCCCGAGGGCGGCCTGCGCCATTACTCGACGCGCCAGACGCGCACGCCGCCTTCGACGGTGCGCGAGACGAACCGACGCTCACCAGCGAACGCCTTGTTCCAGGTCGTGACGCGGGCAGCGAAGTTCTTCGGCTTGTCGGTCTCGATCAGGAAGCTGTCGCCAGTCTCCATCTTGTCAACCGGGTACTGGAAGCCGCGACCGCCGCCGCCCTTCTTCGCCGGGATCTCGATGCCTTTCTCGATGGTGATGTTCTTGCTCATGGTAGTTCCTTATTTTTCTGGTTGTAGCGGAATTGCCCGAGTGAAAAGCTGGCAAGGTGTCGGGCGCCACCTTGTAGCTGTGAAACCTTCTGGTCTAGGGGTTGGAGGGTGGTGCAGACGGGGCGTTCTTTTCATCGCTCAGAAGGGAGAGCACCGCCGCCTCCACGTCCACCTCATCTTTCTTCTTCAGCGCCCTCCGAACATGGCGAAACTTCCACCAAAGTGCGTGCCGCTCGATGAGACCGAAGCTGGCTCCGATTGGTCGATGCACAGCGAAGAAGAAGCTCCCGTTACCCACCCACAACTCAACACCAGAGGGGATGTGCATGATCGTGTACGTTGTGTCATCGTCGAAAGACCCCTTCTTCCACCGCTCAGGGAATTTCGCCTCGTTTGCGAAGACCCGTCCAAGCTTGCTCACAGCAGCCCCTTCATCTCGAGCACGATCAGGGCAATCAGGGCAAGCAGCATCGCCAGGCCTGCGCCCATCCAGATCAGCGGGTGGTGGCCCCGCTCCCGCGGCGCCGAGTACTCGATCGGCGTTGCGTAGGTAGCCATGTCCGTCCCCGTCCTGGGCGTCAGCGTGTAGTCGTAGGGTCGCGTCAGAAAATCCATCTTCTTCTCCATAGGTATCACCACTCGAGCTCTTTGAGCATCTTGCGGTCTTCGATTGCGCGACGTGCGTCGCGTTGGGCGGACAGGCCGTTCGGCGCCCGGTAGTCGCTAGGTTTCGACTCCCACTTGCCGGCGGCCCGCCGCCGCGCCTGAACCTCAGTCATGCAGGTCAGGGTGTGCATTGCCTTCATCGCCTGGGTCTGGGGCTTTCCGCCCTTCTTATTGTCCATGCTGATTCCTGTTCAGGCTGTGCCGTGCGGCCCGCTCGCGGCGAGATCGACCATCCTCTTGTGAATGTTCATCGCGGTGTACATCTGCTGGAACGCCGCGTCGATGTTCACGATGGCGGCCGTCGTGATGGTCAGGTTGTCGTTGAAGCGGCGCAGCGATTCAGCGAGACGGGACAGGCGATCGTAATCCGCGTCCGTCATCTTCTCCGGATCCAGCACCCGCTGCAGGTCGCCGAACACCAGCGAGACGAGGCCAAGGGTCTCTCCCGCCGCGTTCAGCAGCGACTTGCACGTCTGGGTGTTGCGATGGATGTCGCCCATCACAGCGCCGAAGTCATAGACAACGACGGTAGGTTCCTGGCCGCTCATTTCTTGTTTTCCTTGTTGAGCGTGTACTCGAGGCGCCGGTCTTCTTGTAGCTCTAGCGACGCGCAGGCCGCCATGATACTCCGGTTGCCTCCAAATGCAAAGTACTTGCCGTTTGTCATCTTTTCCACCTGTCCTTTCAAGGGGTTACGCATCGGAACGAACGACCTTCCGATGCTCAGGGCGCGTGCAAGTTGCGGGTGGGGGTTCACCGCGTCATCAAGCACCAGGCCCCACACGGCGCGGATGTAGCCCATGAAGAGGTGACCGTCGTGGACCTCGACCTCCTCCATCCGGACGCGCTCGACAGTGCCGACCTTGCGTCCGCTCAGCGGGCCTTCAACGAAAAGGATGTCGTAACCAGTGTCATTGGCAGTAACGAGAAATTTCAAGACAGACTCCGAAAGTAAAAGGGCCGCTTGCGCGGCCCTGTGGGTTTGTTGTGGTCTTCTTACCTGCGTCGGAACTTTTCCCGAGACCGGTACTGCTCCAGCCTCTCGAAGTACCTAAAGAACGATGACAGACTGACACCCGACAGCCTGCTGAGCTTCACGAGCACCGTGTCGCTCGGTTTGGTTCTCTTGGTAGGCGAGACGAACGCCTGAACTGCGTCGTCGCCTATGCCTAACGCTTCACTAGCCGCCTTGATTCCCCCGAGGCGGGCTACCGCTACCTTCATAGGAAAGTACAAGACATCCTCTCCGTCTTCTTCTTGGTTCACTTCAACCGATGTGTGAGATCTCGAATTTCGGCGTTCCTTGGGAAACCTTCAACGCCCCCTCGCTGAGCAAAATTTCAAAGCTTGTAGAGTCCTCCTTGGCAAGCTTTTTGATCGCGCTGTCCCAAAGCGCATACTTCAGCAACATCGGAAGTTGCAACTCATTCATCAGTTGTTGAAGTTTCTGGATGTCCCCGCTGTAATTGAGCCGGTTCGTACGCGTCAACTTATAGTTGTCAACCCGGTGCGTCTTCTGGCCATCAGGGGGTGCGTCATTATAGATGAGCGAAAGCTGCATCTCTACTTCCTGACGTTTCGCTTTCCACTCTTCTTCGTGGATTTTCGCCTCTTCCCACGCCTCGAACAAATCGAGGACTCCGATGATGTTTTGATTGGCGTCAACAGGGTTGCCGATTTTGATCTTGAGCATTGCTCATCTCCAGAAGTAAGGGGTTTACAGCAGGCCCATCGACCTGGCGTAGTCAAGGGCGGGCTCGAGCCAGTCTTCGTCTCGCGGCCGGGGCGTGCGAGGCGGCACCAGGTAGCCCGCCTCGATCTCGACGGCGAGCTCCTCGTTGCGGAGGGTGAACACCTCCCAGTTCTCCCCGTTCTCCCGCTCCGCGGTCAGCGTCAGGCTCGCCTCTCCGCGCTCCTCCCAGTACGAGACGGAGTAGGTAGGCTTGTTGCGCTCGACAAGCTCGTCCACAGCCTGCCCGGCACTGTCGCGCAGCCCTTGCATGCGCATCCTCCAGTAGGCCGCTGCTCGCTCCGCGTCGGGCCTCCCCTCGTCACGTTTCAGCGCGTCGGTGAGGAGGCCGTAGAACAGCTGCGCCTCTTCCAGATCGACATAGATTTCCGTGGTGATCGGGTTCATGCTCACTCTCCAAAAGTAATCACGTTGCAGTACTGGTTCAACAACTTCAGGATGCCTGCCTTGCTAGGCTCGACATACACCGACTCCACCTTCTCATCGCAGTAGTCGAAGCTATCCGACAACGCCTTCATGCGCTGCTTGACTTCGACTTGAGTGCCCTTCCACTCGTGGTACTCGTTGCCCTTTCCATCGACATACGAAATACGGTACAGGTTCACCTCTTCCTCCTATCAATGCGCACCGACAGGCCAAGAAACCACGACGATTTGTTGTAGATGACGCCGTACATTCTCCAACCGTAGTCTGGCCAGCCCCACACAAATCGCCACTTGCTCATGCAACGAACTCCAGTTCGCGCAGCATCCCGCAGTCGTAGAGCTCATGCGGGAAGTGGTCGAGCTCGTTACCGTTCCCATCCACCAGCAGGCCGCTGATGATGCCGTTGTTGCACTCCGTCAGGTACTCCCCGAGCATCTCCTCCGGACCGATGAAGTCCTGCTCGGCAAGCGTCTCGTCAGTGAGGAAGTCGAGCAGCGAGGCGACCGAGGCGTCCGAGTCGATCGCCAGCGTCGGGCTCGGGCTGTACTCGTCCCCCTCGTAGATCAGGATGTCGTTCATCCACATCCGGTAGCCAAGGAAGCAGCGGCCGAAGGCGCCCGCCCCTCGCCGCCGGCCGGTGTCCCAGATCAGCAACTTGTAGACCGGTCCCTCGGTGTAGGGGGCGATCTCCACGTAGCGCAGCACTTGGTCTTCGGTCATTTTCATCTCCAAAAGTAGTTACGCAATGTCGCCATTGGCGAAGAACTCGTAGTCGTTCGCGGTAGCGAAGTCCAGCAGGTTCTCCTCGCTGGTCAGGAATTCGTACTCCTTCTCAAGTTGTCGATAGATCCACCTCATGAAGTCACGCGCGATGTCCTGCACATCCTCCACCAGCATCGTGATTGCTGCGGCAAGCTCGGGGCAGTCGGCTTCCGCCTTGTCGCCGAGCTCGTACTCGATATCGCGGTAGGTCGTGTCGTCGCAATCGTCCACTCTCACGGTGTTCTCGTGGCAGTAGTGATTGCTGATACGCGCTAGGTGCAGCATCGGGCCGGTGGTCTCGAGGTACTCGCTGATGTTGTCCCCGAAGATCGACAGCAGCGACGTCCGGAAGGACAGCAGCGCCCGTTCCATGCGGTCGCCCAGAGCGGCCAGCCTCTCATCCTGCGGCGCCCACTCGCGCACCGCGGCCCCGGCCCGCATCACCTCCGGAGAGCCCCGCCAGGTGCCGTCAAAGCTGGCCCCGTCGCCCTGGCTCCAGAAGCCCGAGAACTGGATGTCCATATCCTTGAAACCGAGGCGCTCCCCGATGTTCTTCGCGTCCTCGTAGACCGCATCCCACCAGTCGTGACCGGTAACGGCATCGATCAACAGGCTAGTCGCTTCATCCTTGCCGCTGCCGGTGAGCTCTTCGTACTTGAACACTTGCACTTCGACGGTTCGCATTTGAATCTCCAAAAGTAGGGTGAACTAGACGTCTAGCGGGCCTGCATCATGAAGTGAGCCTGACACACCAAACCAGCCTGAACTCTGACATCGGTTACTGAGTCAACAGAAAACACGATGTCGGTAACGCGAAGGAGCATCCCACGCATATCGTCGTCATCGTGGTATCGACGGTTAACCCGTTCGATCATGTCCTCGTGAGGGGTGCCGGCCAGCCGAGACTTGTACATAGTGTGCGCAAGCTGTTGCGTCATAGGGCAGAGTTTCCCTGCCAGATACGCGGCCTGCGCGGGTGTGTATGCCTGAGCAGTCGAGGCAAGGCAGGGCGAGGGTCAACAGAAGTTTCTTCACTTTCATCTCCAGAAGTAGTTACTCGTTGTCGATCAGATCGATCAACGTTTGAGCGCTGCTAGCCATCAGAGGCGAGACGGCGCCCATGCTCGAGACAAGCTTCAGCAGGTCGTACATCGCCTCCGCCTGCTGGTGCAGTCGTTTCTTTCTACGCTTCGCCAAGTTGTTCTCCCCTCGCTCATAGACGAAAGGATCGACCACTCGAATGTCGCCGGAACCTTCCCACTCGACGTCAAGCTTCGCTTCGTGGAGCGGTTCCGACTCGTCGTACTCATACTGGTTCTCGATCATCCCGACGATGATCTCATCGGCCTCCTCTTGCGTCTCGGCAGCGATACTGACCGTGCCGTAGGCCGGCACGTCCACTGCAATGCAAAACTCGAAGCGTTTCATTCACCCCTCCAAAAGTAGGTAACTAGACGTCTAGTTCATCGACATCTCAAGTTCGGCATCGATCAACTCGCCACCGATACCGAGTTGCTCGTACAGCTTCTCCCTGCTACCGCGGACGTCGAACCAAATTCCTCCGCCCTCTTGAGTCCACTCGGCCTGACCGTTCATGGCAAGGGTGTCGAGCAGTGCGATGAGCGCCTCATCAGGCATCGCCTCTAGCGTTTCCTCGAACGCTTCGGTCAGTGCTTCGATACGCTCCTCCGCCTTCTTATCGCTAATGCCTAGCCCGTAGATCGCCTGCTCGGCGTGACTCTCGAACTCTCGCTTCAACTGACATTCGATATCGCTTCGGTTCCTGTCCATGAACTCGGCCTTCAGCTCTTCCTCCGCGTTGGCATACTCCTGCTCATCGAGCAGCGGGTAGTCAGCCAGCGCCCCGACGATATCGTCGTAAGAGTGATAGTCCTCGGCGAGGTAGGCCACGGCACCGTCGCCAAAGTGATACTTGACGATGAGCAGATCGGCGTTCTCGAGATACGGCTCGAGAGTGGAATTCGGGCGTTCGATATCCGCATCGTCAGGATCGCTATCAAGATACTTCGAGTTGACCTCGTTCCAGTTCTTGACGATCTCCATCAACGACCGGATGTTGGCAACGCCGACAGCCCCGTCCCCGCCGAACTCCCCGTAGCTGCACGACTCGAGACGGATGTAGGTGCGACCATTCGCAATGATGCGTTCCATGCTTATCTCTCCAAAAGTAGGGTTGCCGGCCCAGCGGCCGGCGTTACTAGTAACGCTTAGCGGTTCCAGAAGTAGTGGTAGTTCTCTTTGAAGAAGTCCCCGCTAAGCCGCATATCGTTCGCGTACTTGGCGTAGTCGAAGTAGTACCGCAGACGCTCGGGCATCTCATCGAGGTAGCCGGTGTCCTCAATAAAGTTGGCAGCCATATCCTCGTCGCTCTCGAACTCCCCGATGTAGTCCTCCAGCACCTGCTCAGGGTCGCTCGGATGCTGGCACTGATGACTCACCCACGCTGCGTAGATCTCCTGATCCACTTTGGAATCCCGCGCCGCCATGAACTCGTCCATGTCGAAGGTTCCATACTTGCCATAGCAGACCTTGGCAAGCGGTCCCTCGTAGTCGGCCACCAGCATGTCGCCGCCGTAATCCGGCTCGCCCTCCGCATTGCGGGGGATGAAGCCGCCTTCGGCAAGCTCTTCCTTGATGTCGTCCCACCCATCGACGAGGTCGAGATCGATCCACTTGCCTTTCAGCGGATCACCATCAACGTAGACGAAAATCTGGTTGTCGTAGAGGTTCATGTCACTCTCCAAAAGTAGGGTAGGGTTACAGCTGGTTCCACTGGATCAGGTCGGACGTGATGATCCCGCCCTGGTTGTTGCGGACCTCGACAAGCACGCCGTCGTAGTCCAGATCGATGATATGGATCATCATCGGCTCGCCGCCATGCGGGTCATCGACGGCAACGTAGGAGCTCGTACCTTGATCATGGAATTGAAAACTCATCTCTCTATCTCCAGAGGTAGGTCAACCTTCAAACTCAACGATCTCAACGACCGTTCCGAGAATGCGCATCATGTTCTTGGATCGGATAGCATCCGACTTACGAACGTAAGCCTTGGCGGCGAACCTGCTTTCGGTCCACGTTGACATCTTGCTGTTGAACCGTTGCAGGTATAGGCCGTCGGACTTTCGACGGAGAAGCCACGTCATTCCAATCTCCAAAAGTAGCGAACTAGACGTCTAGTTCAATAGTAGGGCTCAGGAAACTCCTTCAACAGGCTATCGATGTCTTCCATTTCCTCCTCGATCCGGTCAAGGATCTTTTCGTGGTTGGGTTCATGCAGTTGGATCCACTCGATCATGTCCCTGAGTGCGTCGATGCGGCGACCAAGAGCGTGGTAAGCATCCGAGTACGCTTCCTGAACCTTCTCAAGTTCCTCCTCGTTTTCCGATGCGTTGAACAGCAACTCCGCCTTCACGACGTCGCCAGTGATCCAGGCAAGCTGGGCCTGCTCCTCTCGGGTAAGTGCGGACATTTACGCCTCCTCGCGCTTGGCGATCTTCGCCTTAATCTGCTCCTGCCTGAACCGCAGGTTGTCGATCTCCTGCTCGAGATAGGCGAACTCGAGTTCGAGAGCGGCCGGGCCGTGCCAGGTCCTTTCCTTGCCGGGCTCTTCACAGTCAGCGTAGTCGCACTCCAACGTCAGGGACAGGCCGGGCGGCAGGTGCTTGAACATTGCCTCGAGGATGTCCTCCTTCTCCTGCCAGCCGATCCAGCCGATCGTGAAGCCCGTCCGAGTTGCAAAGGCTTCGTCTCGGCAGTAATCCTCGACGCTATCCTTCAGCCACTTCTCGAACTTCTCGGCCTGCTTCTCGGTGATGGCGCGATCGAAATAACCGTCCATCCAGACACGCGTTCCCATTTCAATCTCCAAAGGTAGTGATCCGAGGCGTTACTAGTAACGCCTCAGCCGAACTAGACGTCTAGTTCATTCGACCCACGGCAGGTTCGGAAAGTAGTGGATGTAACCCATCCCAAGGTTATCGGTCCGCACCCGCTTCAACTCGATGAGAATGTCGCTGATGTCCTGCTTCGTGTAGTCCGCATTCAACATTTCCTCCGTAGCGTCGATGATGAGCGGGGCGCTGCTGCGGTCGTCGGTTTCGACGGCGAGGCAGTACGCACCGTACATCCCGCGGCCCGAATACTCGCGCGGCTCGAGGCCGAGGTTCAGGAAGATGTCCTTGGCCTTCAGCGTCAGGTACTGCTGTTCGGTGATTTCAGTCATTTCAGGTTCTCCACTTCGTTGAGGGCTTTCTCGGCAAGCTCGACTTCGCGCTCGAGCTCAGGATCAGGGTCGGTGTCGATCGACCACCGGCAGGCGAGGATCAGGTTGTTCAGGGTGCTAAGCAGCTTCTCCTCAATCGACGTCATCGGTATCTCCTCCATTGCCCTGAAGAATCGAGAGCGCATTCTCAACCTCAATATGCAAGCTGATCACGATGCGCCCCTTCTGCGCCACCTGGAGAAGCGGAGGTCCGAGTACCTCCCCGTCGATATCGAAATTAAAGAGAAGCTGCACCAAGCTGTCCGTACTCTGCCTCTCAAACAGGCGGACGCTCGGTCTGTAAGACTCGCTCTGCTTCCAGCCCTCAGCCATGACGATGCGGCGCAACTCATACTGCGCCTCATTGAACGGGATGAACGCGATTGGCATTTCGATCTCCAAAAGTAGATTGATTAACAGAGCACTTCTGTATCGTCACAAGCGACTACTTCGACAAGCTCGTCGTATCCGGTCTCCTTTCTCACACGGTTGAGGTCATCGAGTCGCTTGCGCAGCCCTGCTCGCAACTCGTTACCAGTAACGCTCTCGGCGTCGTGATTGCTCTCGACGGTGAAAGCAATCGAGAAAACGTGGCTGTACTTCTTGGTCATGCTTGCTCCTTACTAGACGTCTAGAAACTGACGTCAGAAACCCAGTAGTTAGGAAACTCCCATCCCATGCTCTCGAGTTCCTCCGCCATCGACGGGACGTCGTAATCCTCTTCGGCGCGGCGCTGCTCGATAAGCTCCTCAGCACGCGCCAGGGCGATTGATGGCACGACGCCTTGAGGGGTAAGACCCACAAGGTCGTACTGGCGCCCATCCTCAGACCGAAAAATGATGATCGTTCTCACGTCATAAGCTCCTCAGGTATCTCGACTTCATCGCCGAGTTTGCTGGCTCGTTGTGTGTTCATTGCTTGTTCCTTTCTGGTTGCCCATCGACAGTTCGACGGCTCATAGTTTCCATTGACATCAATCCGATCAAGGGTTCTTCCGTCCGGGCGTTCCCCCATGTCCGCAAGGAAATTACCAAAGTCCTTCCATCGGTCACAAATTTGCACACCTCTTGCGCCGTAGTTTTTGAATGACTTGACCTTTGGGTTAGTGCAGCGAGTCCACATTCCACGCCAAGATTGGTACGTAGGAGACAGCCCTGTTTTTCTACTGGCGTGACCGTGGGTTGCTGGTGTTGATGTGTTACGTTCATCTTTCCAACACCCACAAGACTTAGTGTGACCTGATGTCAGAGCATGGCTAACCGCTTCATGCAGCTTTCCGCACTCGCACCGACACAACCAATTAACGCGCCCTTGGCGGCTACCGTACCGCTCAAGAACAGTAAGGCGACCGAAGGTTTGTCCTGCTAAAGATTTGGCTGCTGGCATAGTTGTAGCTCCTGTGGGATTTCAATTTCGTCCCCTAGTTTAGCACTAACTAAGCAGCGCATGGCTGCGATGAGAGCGGTAGGCCCCTCTTGCCGATGCTCCCCGCACAGATCGGTGCCGAACATCGAGCCCAGCTGCACCCGGACTGCGGCTTGCCACCAGCTGTACCCATCCTCTTGAACGATCGAGATTCCCTCCCGGTCGATGATCGGCCCGGCTAGGCCCCAGTCCTCTGAGTAGCGAAGCAGCCCCTTGTTCCACTTGTACTTCCAAGTGTTCAGACGTTTCGTGACGCCAAGCTCTTCGCATTTGGACACGGCATAGTCGAGCGCGGCCCCGACAAGATTTACGGTCTTAACCTTCATTCCCTGAACTCCCCGTCGATCTCGATCAGCAAAGCCTCGCCATCCAGCGAAGCTTCACCAGTGAGTGGCGCCCCATCGGACGTCAGACCAAAGTACGCGCTGGCACAGTCAAGCGTGCCGGCAAGTTCCAGGCGAGCCTCCGATTCCGATCGAGCCTTGACTCGCACCGTGGCGAGCAGCTTCACGTCGAAACAGTACTCGTGCATCTCTTTCTCCAAAGGTAGCGGCGTTACTAGCAACGCCGGGAACTAGACGTCTAGTTCAGTACTCGCTCGGCACCATGACAACCCAACCTTTCGGGTCGTACGAGTACTGAACAAACAGCATCAACCCGTGGTCGGGATAATCGGTATACGGGATCTTCCTGTCGATACAGACCTTCGTGTGGTTTCCATTCTCGAAAGTCAGCACAGCCGACCGATCCTCTTCGTTCACCTTCAGGCGGACAACCAGAAACCCGTCCCCCATCCTGTGCGGCGTGTTGCGGGCGCCCCTCTTTTCGATGGCAGCCCCGATCTCGTCCATCAGCCAATACGCGCCGGCTTCGTCGGCGACGTATTTGGCCCCGTCCGTGAGGAACAGCCCCCAAATCGGCAGGCGGTGGTAGGCGCTGGTCCCGGTGAATTGCGTCGTGTCGATCTTCATTTCAATCTCCTGAAGTAGGGTTACTAGACGTCTAGACTTCGATGCTGACGTCTTCCGAGGTTCTGCAAATGAATTCCAGCCTAGTCAGAGCCCAGCCCTTAGCCAGGTTCTCCTCGAGGTACTCCCTCGCAGCCTCCTCCGAGGCGTGAGTCATCATCAACCTCATGTAATGGTTGTGCTGGAAGTTGTACGCGACAACGTAGTAGAGGTTCTTCATTGCCCCTCCTCCCTAGCCAGCACCGTCTCGATGGCTTCCTTCAGAATCACAAGGTCGTCTCGATCGAAGATCCAGTGCGTCCCCATCGGCGCCTTATCGTCGGCTTCGGAAAAATCCTCGCACTCCCCGAGCGGATGGACGCTGTTGTCATCAACCCATGCGTAGTAACGCGTCATGTTTGCTCTCCAAAAGTAACTAGACGTCTAGTTGCGTTCTTCGTTCAGCATCCGCTGAAGCATGTCCAACTCTCGCAAGTCCTCCTCGTTCAGTCCGTAGTAGCTGGGCTTCACTTCAAACCGTCCGCACTCGCTGATGTACGGATTGGTGATGAAGATGCCTTTGAAATCGAATCCCCACTGAATGAGGCCTTCGACATCAACCTCCTTGTAAAACCTCGACCATCACTCCTCCTCGACGTCGGTAACAACCACTTGCGGAGAGCAGTGCCCAACGAAATTCCAATCGTCGTCGAAGTCCCCGTCCTCCGCCATCCGCCGTGCCTTGAGGCTCGCCTCCTCCGGCGAGCCCGCTTCGACCTCCGCGACATAGGTAGACACAGCGACAACGTGCTGCTGTATCGAAACGTAGTAGGTATTCATTCCGGAACCTCCTGATCGGGCTCGACTGCGTAATCGTTGATGATTTCCCAGCTGAGTTCGATCAGCCGCTCCTCCACCTTCGACGGGTGGGCGCCACGCAACTCGGACGGCTCGATAACGACGACGGCGAAGCCTCGGGCGGCAAGTCGCCTCAGCACGACCATCTCTTCCTCGGTCACATGGTCCATCTCCGAACCGGCAACCAAGGTTTTCACAAACGGGGGCACCTCGCTCCACTCGTCCGTTTCCAGGTGGACGTCGCCTTCGGTCAGCACGGTGAACCGCTTGCATCCGGGGAACTCCCGGTCAGCCTTGTTCGGAAAGTCGATGAACACTTCCACGGTCTCGCCGTCTTTCGTCATGCCGGCAAGGAAGCTAGGGCAGGCGTTGTTGTGCCAGCTGGCATCCTCCCACTCGCCCGGAATCACTTCCGGAAGCGTGCTCTGGTCGAACGTGGGGAACTCCCCGGCCATCATCGGAAATCGGTTCATGTCAGTCTCCTCAGCAGTAGTAGGTTGCAGCGAAGTGGTCGCCATTGTCGTCCTCCATGAACAGGACGCCACTGAAATACGAATCGGCAAGGTAGCCTTGCCAGCCCGGCAACTCGGCCGCAAGTTGTTCGGGCAGCGCCGTGAAATCATCGAGGCAGTATGTTCTGCCGCGATAGCGAAAGAAATCCATGAACTTGGCCTCGACCGGATCGAAGCAATCGAACTCCTTCTGCTCCTCTTTCGTCAGGTTGACCCAATCGATCACGACAACCTCTTCTTTCCTTGCTTCCTCGATACTCATCTCTGCTCTCCACAGGTAAACAGGGCGTTATTAGTAACGCCCCGAACTAGACGTCTAGTTACTCACTTCTTGCTGGCCAGTCGATAGCCCCAGCCAAGCGGCCATTGCGACGTCCTCTCGCCGAGAAGGTTGGTCTCGTAGACCGGAACCACTTCATGACGCGCTCGGCACGCCGCGGTGAACGGTTGCTGATTCAGCGCCGACTTCGCCATGCTCTTCGTTGCCCAAACGCCGGGCTTGACTTGCTTCATGTCCGATCCTCCACAGGGGTAGCTCCCGTTCGTTTCGCAGCAGTCACCGCGGCCTGCCACGTTTTGTACAGGGTCAGCCCCTCGTACCGGGTGCGGCCGAAGATCAGCGTCACACGGTAACCCTCGTACCTGTCACCAAAAATGTATGCGATCTCATACTTCATTTCACCCTCCTCACTTTGACCACGGTAATGAGCGACGAGTAACCGTCGTGCTCGATCAGGCTGCGGCGCACGTCATCGGCGCTTTCCCCTTGCAAGAAAAAGACCGTATCGACATGGACGCCGTGCAGGTAGACCTCGAACGTGTCGAAGCGACGCATGGTGTCCTCCTTCACAGGATGTCGCGCAGGCGGTGCGCTTCGACCGTCGTGTTCACGTAGCCATACAGGCCAGTCTTGTGCTGGAAGAATCCGGTCTTTTCCAGCGCCGTCTTCATCCCCCGCGGCGGGCCGAACTCGTCCTTGCCGGAACCCTCGGCATACATCAGCGCCGTCTCGATCGCCTCCTCCTTGGTGCGGCACACGCTCGAGCTCTCGCTCAGGCAGCCGGGCAGGTGCCATTCCGCGATCCAGACGCGCCGCAGGAGGGCGCGGGCCTGGACATCCTCGGGGAGCACCTGACGCTCGTCGGCAAGGCGCTCCAGCACTTCATCGAAAGTCATCTTCATTTCGCATCTCCACAAGTAACTAGACGTCTAGTTCAGGAATGAAATCCGTAGTGATCGTCATGCCAGACCGCACCGATCACATACTTGCGCTCGTTCTTCTCGTCACGGTAGACGGCGATCAGATCGGCACCGGCTTCCCGGTAAATCTCCACGATGGGATAGCTCGGGTTCCAGGTGGACAGGTAACCGATCGCCTCGAAAAACTTGTTACGGGCGACCGCGTTGATCTCTTCGATTTGTTCCGAATCGAGTTGGATCTTCACTTCACGCATTGCAATCTCCAAAAGTGGGTAGGTGTTACTAGTAACGCTCAGACCATCAAAAACGAGGCGTGCTCCTCCTCCGTGGGGGCAAGGATCTCGTGCTGATACAGCAGCGCCGAGGGATGAATGGGGCGCCACCCCCGGCGGACACTGGCAAGGTCGGTTTCCAGGCGCTCGAGGGCGTGCTCGTGCATCTCGCGCACCGTGATCGACAGGTCGAGGCGGGCGAGGAACATGCGGTGATAGGAAATCTTGCGCTGGATGCGCTCGGCGAGCTCTTGCCTGCTGACGACGCGGACTTGCATTTCAATCTCCAAAAGTAACTAGACGTCTAGTTCACCACTCGAATTCGGGCAGGCCCGTCTCCTTCGGCAAAAGGTCAGCATCACAGTCGAGTTGCAGGTAAACGAACCCATTGTCCATCGCGAACGCGATCAGGTCGGCCAACTCTTTGTGACCAGCGCCGGCCGTCTCCTCCCTTGCGGTCTCCCCGCAGTAAATGATCCACCCGTAATCGTGCCAGCGGGTATAGGACAGCACGGTGAACAGCGGGCCTTCACCGTCGTTGAGATCCCCGTCCAGCGCCTCGGCCGTGTGCTTCGGAATATGCCCCGTACTCACGACAAGCGTGCGAAAGGTGTAGTTGTCGAGGTTCATTTCAAACCTCCGACAGATCGTAGTGGTGCCCTTCCACCACCAGCAGCACGGCGAAATGCTCCGGTCTCATGTCGCCGTCATACTCAATATCGATCATGTTCTCCCTCACCACTTCCTTTTGCGCCGAAAGTTGCGCCGACTTCACGTCGGGCGCCTCGACATGAGCGTAGTAGGTATCCTCCCCGTAATTGCCAGCAAGGTAGTCGGGATAGAGCAGCAAAACCGAGTACTTCTTCATTTCGTTCTCCTTACTAGACGTCTAGTAAATCAAGTCCATCGACTTAAGACGGCTGATGATCGGCTTCATGCGGGCAAGGGTACGAGACAGCTTCTCCACTTCCTCCCACCTGCCGTCGTCCATGAAGGATTGCAGATCGAGCCGGCGCTTTTCGTACAGCACCTGAACGTCGCTAGCGATGACCGACAGTTCGCGCTCCTCCATCACCGCCAGGTCTTTCGGCAGGCAGTCATACAGCGCCGACGTCGGGCAGTAATCGAGATCGTCAATGACAGCGACACGCAGGCGGCTATCTTGGGCAAGCGTGGGGTTCGTGTCCTTGAGGCCGTACCAACCTTCCAGCGAATCGACCAGAAACGAGATCGCCCTGAGAGGGTCAGACTCGTATTCCGTTTCCAAGGTCAGCAGCAGCGGCACGATGTAGAGCTTCTTCATTCCAATTTCCAAAAGAAAAGGGCGTTACTAGTAACGCCCCGGTGGTTACTAGACGTCTAGTTCCGATCGATCTGACCCTGCGCGACCATCAGCTTGTCGTAAACGCCTTTCGCCTGCTTCAACTTCGGCAGGGTGCGTTCGGCCGCGTCGAGATCCCCGTCACAAATCGCCGCCGTCAGGTAGCGTGTCAGCGCCTCGCAATGATCTTCGGCAAGGCGGGTCAGGAGCTCGAGATCCGCGCCTTCCACCGTCACGCGCGGGGCGGGCGCCTGGTGGGGCACCGTTTCCTCGGCGCGATCGAGCTTGGCCCGCAGCAGCGCCCCGAGATTGGTCACGCCCGGCGCCGGATGGGCCGGATCGTCCCGCGCCGGCCCGGCAAGGGTCAACTCCTTCAAGAGCTCGGAGCTCACCGTCCCGCCGTTGAAGGGCGGCAGCACGCTCTCGCCCGGCTCGGCCAACTCGTGCAGGGGGTAGAGGAACACGGTTCCGGCGTCGTACCACTCGACATACCATCCGCGCGGCTCGATGAACGCATTGAACTCCGGATCGACCGGCTCGCTGTCGTAGTACTCGAAGATGCCGCGCACGTAGTGATCGTCCCCGATAAAGCTGCCCTCCCCCGTCCAGATCGAATTCTTGCGGCCGTCGAACTCCTCCCCACGCTTGAACCACGCACGAGGGAACTGAACCTGCAAGGCGGCAAGCAGGTCGTCACGATTCATCGACTTCATTTCAATCTCCAAAAGTAGCGTTACTAGTAACGCCTTGGGTTTACTAGACGTCTAGTTAGACGCGGCGCAGAGCCGTGGCGATGCGCTGGATGTCGTCCGCCATGCCGGTTTCGTTTCGACTTGCGTAGTCCTCCCCGATGTAATCCAGCACGTCGGCGATGGCAACGGTCAGCGGCTTACCTTCGACCAAGCTGTCGTTTCCGATCTGGTTCAGGCAAAACTCGCGCAGCGCGGTGCGCAGCGGATGTTCGATTTCGCTCATGATTCACTCCTCGAAATACATGGCGAGGCCGATGCTGGCCACCGCAACGATGAGCAGCGCCAGCGCCAGCGGCGCATTGCTATGCGAGCCGGCGCTCACCGAGAACGCGAACGCTGACAGCCCCGTTCCGACAAAGAACCTGGTTTTCATTTCCGAATCTCCACAAGCAAAAGCCCGGCAAGGTGCCGGGCCGGGGATTACTAGACGTCTAGTTCAGGCGGCGCCACCGACGAACGCGTCGAGCGCATCCTGCAAGCCGTCGCGCAGCTTCCTCGCCTCGTTGAGCTTGCACTCGAAATAGTAGATTTCGCGACACTTCTCCTCGATATCGCTCGAAATCACGTCCGGGTCGAGCTTCATCGTCGAAAGTTCTTCCCGCGCCTCGGTTTCGTCCTCGATACGCGAGTACACCAGAGCGCAGGTTGCATAGTGCATGAGCGCCGCATCCTCGTAGCTCATGGCGATCATGCGCTCGCCGTTCACGTTCACCACTTTCATGCTGATCTCCAAAGGTGGGCGTTACTGGTAACGCCCTTGGGTTGGAACTAGACGTCTAGTTCAGTAGCGGACGTCGTAGCCGGCGTCGAGCATCCCCATGTCCGGCGTCCTGCTGTTGAGCCAGCACAGCCCTTGGCTTTCCAGGCGCTCGCCCTTCTCGTTCGCGCCGAAGATGACGGTCTCGAAGTCACCTTCCGGCCGGATGATCGTGGACGCGATCACCCAGTCGTAACCGTGGAAGTGCCGGCTCAGTTTGAACAGGTGCTGCGTCGCCCCGTGCGCCTCCAGATCGCGATTGAACCCGGCGATCGGTTTGCTTTCGGCCTTCCACTTCTCGAACAGGTGGATGGTCATATCGGCCGCCTCCGCGGTCAGGACGGACTCGCCATCGGCGCAGGCCTGCACCAGCAGCAGGTACTGCTGCGCGGAGAACAGGCCGCGGATTTCGTCGAGCTCTTTGCCGTAATAGGCGGCCATGCCGTTGACGAACCAGTTCATGCTCGGCGGGATCAGCTTCATTTGAAACCTCCACAAGTAGTGGGTTATGGGTGGACTACACACTTGCCACCTGATGCAGGTGGCAAGTGTGTAGCGCCCCAGATGGGGCGCAAACTAGACGTCTAGTTAGGGCGCAGACGGCCCGTCAAACACTGGTCAGGATGGCGCCGGAGACGATCGAGATCACCAGCAGCAGGGCACCAGCAGGGGCGGCCCCGGCAAGCGCACAGCCGATGGCTGCGGCGAAGCTCACGATGAAGGCGAGCGTGAGCACGACAATTGCGGCAAGGCGCATTTCAATCTCCACAGGCATTTGTTACTAGTAACGCGGGGAATTCCAGGGCGAGGCAGACGGGGGCAGGAAAGCCGGCAGGAAAGCCGGCAGGAAAGTCGGCAGGAAAGTCGGCAGCCCCGTCCCCGTCCTGGAACTAGACGTCTAGTTAGAGGGGCTGGCCATTCAGGTGGACGACGCGGCGCATCGCCTGCGGCGAAACGTGGCAAACCTTGCCGCTGTACTCCTTGACGTAGCCCATCGGCAGCTTGTTTGCCGTGTTGATTGCACGGGCAAGGGACTTCGTGAGGGGCTTCGCGACGGTCTGATTTTTGTACTCGTAAAAGACGGTGTACATGGCAGAAATCTCCAAAAGTTAGCGCGTACTAACAAGTGCTGCCTAAAAATTAGGCACGCGCGGTTTGCGTCGTTGATTGACGCGGGAAACGCACCTTGCAAGCAAGGCGCGAGAGAAACGACAAACTGGCCTAAAAAGTGGCCCGAAAACTCGTCTAGATTCGTTTCCGGTACACAAAACCCCAGATAAACAGGGGGGTTGTTACAAACGAGGCTCGAATTTTTTCGTTCATCTGAAAAAATATAAAAGCCTCTAAAAACTCTCACTCGTTAATTGTGGAAACACAAAATACGTTTCGACTGCGTCTAAACCTTGCACTTGCCTACGGCCCAGAGCTCGATTCCGAATCGTGTTTCGTTTTCAAACTAGCGGTTACTAGACGTCTAGTTACCTAACTACATGACACTTGCACAAATGCCATGTACTTAGGTTCCCGCACTTGCCGAGTGCGGGGATCGAACCTTGCCTAAGCGAGGGTTCGATTCCTAAGTTTTGCGGGTTCAGGTTTTGGCCTGCGCCACTACGCGTGCTAGCCCGCTCGCCGTCGTCATCCCGACGCGACTAGTCCGAATTACACGGACAGCTATCCCTCGGCGGCGCACTATGCGCTGGCAGCAGTTTCTATGGGGCTGCTGGCTTGTCATTGCCCTTCAGTCTGGGGTTTCCTTTAGAGTCCGGTTCTACCGGCCACCGAATAACGAATGCCATGTTTGATGATTGACATTCGATGCACCCTGCGACAGATGCGCGTACGGAAATGTGGCGAGAACTAATGGTCTCGACTAGCCTTCACGCCCTGGATTTCACATTGAATCTGGTTCTTTGCAATTTCCAGGGCGTTTCGCTTCGGTCGTCTAGCGTCATCACTTACTAGACGTCTAGTTCCGGCCTACATCCCTGCACCTTTTAGGTTTCCTGCCTTAGTCGCCTGATACAGACGGTGCCGGGCTTTGCCCTAGCTAGACGCGCCACTCTAGCCTTTGAGAGCTAGGGCATGGTCGTCCCCGTCAATTCTGGTTCGTGGTTCTATGATCGGCGGCACAATGCCGCCTTTCCCCATCGTTTGGGATAGCTTTGCAATCTCGCGGCGGTTACTAGACGTCTAGTTGCTAGACGTCTAGCCGCCCTGCGGGCCACCCTGCGGGCCACCCTGCGGGCCACCCTGCGGGCCACCCTGCGGGCCACCCTGCGGGCCACCCTGCGGGCCNNCCGCGCGGGCCTGCCGCGCGGGCCTGCCGCGCGATTGCGTGTCGAATTGTTAAAGATCGGTTCGGTCGGTGCCGACGATTGCGCCCAGATGCACTAGACGCAATCGTCGGCAGGCCCCTAGGGGCCTGCCGATGCTGATGGGGACTACTTGGCGGCTTTGCCCTTGGCCACCGTGCCGGCCGGCACGGTATGCACGCGAGGGGCGGCGAGCCATGCGGCGATGCTGTCGCGGGTTACCAGAATCGAGCCATCGGCCTGCACCGTGCCGAGATCGCGGGGGTCAATCCCTTGCCAGTGGTAGACCGTGCCGCCCGCCGCCGCGTCCTCCGCGTCGATCTCCGCGTCCACCTTTTCCAGGATGTCGGCGGCTTCCTCTTCGACGGACTTCCGATTGTTTTTCGCGGCCGGCAGGGCACCGGACTCGCGGCCGGCTTTGATCCACTGGGACACCTCGCGCTGGCCGATGTCGGCCCGAAGAATGGGATTCCCATCCGTGTCGGTCAGATTCCGGGCCAGCGCCAGTTGCGACAGGTAGACGCCGAAAGTCTTGTTTTTGACGCCTTCCGCCCTGAGGCTTTCGCGCAGGGTTTCGATGTCGAAATCCGGATGCATCGCGCACAGGACGAGAACCTTCCAGAGGCTACCTTGGGCGGCTTCGATCCGCTTGCAAAGCTTGGCGGACTTCACCGCCATTTTCTCGAAATCCGCTTCGGTGATTCCGGCGGCTTCGGCGGCGGCTTTCATGTTGGCATGGGCGGCGGCGGCGGCGACGACTTGTTGCTTCGACATGACAATCTCCCTTAGGGGTTTGGCCCGGACTAGACGTCTAGTCCTGCCGGCCTGCCGGTGGCGTCTGCGCCACCGACAGGACAAATTCTAGAGATATGCGTCATTCCGCGCAACAGGTTTTTACTACACTGGCACAGGCATTTCCCTATCCTGGACTAAGGGTTTTCCTTACCTGGGCCACCCCTCGGGCGGGGGCCACCCCTCGGGCGGGGGCCACCCCTCGGGCGGGGGCCACCCCTCGGGCGGGGGCCACCCCTCGGGCGGCAGGTTATCCACAAGCAATCATCCTGTGGATAACCCTGTGGATAACACTACTGTACGCATATACAGCAAAACGCGCAGGTGAGGCGATCGGGGAGGGGTCGGTGTCCTGATACCTGCCGACCCCTGCGCCGCGTGTGGCGCGTTTTGACGCATTCTAGCGCGTGGTTTTTTTACAACGTTGCCTAAAAAAGCGGCATTTGTGCCGCTTTTTTAGGCAAATGAATGCGAGTAATTCTCACCTGGATTGCCTCATTTTTGGGCAATTTCGGGCTGATTCGGTGGCCCCCGCCCGAGGGGTGGCCCCCGCCCGAGGGGTGGCCCCCGCCCGAGGGGTGGCCCCCGCCCGAGGGGGTGGCCCCNNNGGNNACCNNTCGGGCGGGGGCTGACACCGACGGATACACTTTCGGCCACCTCCCCGGCCTGGGCGTCTACGCTCCCCCCGTTAAAATGCCACCACCTCTGGCAACTTTTTGACACTTCTCTAGTGGCTTACAAGAATCCCGCGCACAATCGCCTGCTCGATCGGATCCGAAGCAAGTCGCCGAAGAGAAAGGCCCAAGTCGACGCCGCTCGAGCCCGCTGGCGCCTCAAGAACAAGGCCAAGGAAGCCGCCCGCGCCGCGGAGCGGGCCGCGAGAAAGCCGGCATGGGCCGACAACCAGAAGCTCCGCCTCGCCTACCATCTGGCGAAGCTCGCCACCCAGCTGCTTGGCAAACCCTACGTTGTGGATCACATCGTTCCGATCCGCTCCAAGCTCGTCTGCGGCCTGCATGTGCATCACAACCTGCGTGTAATCTGCAAGCTCGAGAACCAGCGCAAGAGCAACCTCTCCTGGCCGGGGATGCCAAAGACCTTGCCAAAGCTCACGTTGAAGCGCTGGACCGGGCCGGGGATGTCTCTCATCGAGGGGCCGACTGCCGCGCCGGGGATGCCCCTGCTGGACGCCGCCGCGCCGGGGATGTCTCTCAGCGAGGGGCCGACTGCCGCGCCGGGTACCTTGCTCGAGGCGCCACAGGCCTTGACCTCGCCGGCCCCGTCCCTCACAATCCGGACAATCATGAAGAACCTCTCCGAAAAACTCCTTGAAAATCCGGCAGTTATCGAGGGATACCTGTCTCGCCGCCTCTCCGCGGCCGACCTGGCGAAACAGTTCGGCTATGAGGAGGGGTATATGCTGTCGACCCTGAGCCGATTGGGGGTGAAGCGGGAGGTCAACCCCGTCTCCACCTACCAACAGCAGAGACAAAACGCAGTTCTGGCCGAAACCCGGAGAGAATTCCGAGAGTTCCTCGCCATGAAGGTCGCCAACAACAAAATGACCCTGAAAAAGGCCGCCGAAATCGCAAGTTGTAGCGAGCGAACGATCCGCAGGTATGTCGAAAAGGTGCAGAAATGAGCCTGCTTTCTGCTGAAAAGGCACCTCAAAGCGACGTTTTTGGTCACGAAAAGCCAAAAACCGACGAAAAATCGCCGGATTTTGATGAAAAAGTGACGAATGTGGAGGCAATTCTCGTAAATGAGGAGCTTGCCTTCGTGTTCACGACCACGAAAGAGCTTTTGCAGAGTGTCGTGCGAAGCGACGACACGCCGGCCAATCAGCAGGCGCAGGTGGTCAATTCAATGCTTGCCGTGATCGAAAAAATCGCGAAATTGCGCATTGACTTGTACAACGCAGACCGAGTTCGCCGCATCGAGCAGACGTTGATCAAGACGCTGCGCGATTTCCCACGAGAATTACAAGAAAAATTCCTTGATGCTTACGAGCGAAACCTCAAAGAAAGCACTTGAGCAGTATGAGCTCGACCATCTGGACAGGATCCGGTCGGCGACGCTGAATTCCTTCACCCTGGCGAAGCTGCCGGAGTGGATCGAGTCGCGCACCACGCTCGAGGGGGCGCCCTTCTCGTTCAAGAATCACGAGTACCAGCTGCAGATCCTGCGCGACGAGAGTCGCGAGATCGTCGTCAAGAAGTGCTCTCAGGTCGGCATCACCGAGCTTGCCATCCGCAGGACGCTCGGCATCCTCGACATCCTCCCCGACATCCACTGCATCTACACCTTGCCGACCTCGAAGTTCGCCGGCCAGGTCGTCAAGACGCGCTTCAACCCGGTCATCGAGAACTCGCAGTACCTGCGCTCCCGCGCCAACCGGGAGATCGACAGCGCGGAGATGAAGCAGATCGGCTCGAGCTACCTGTACATCAAGGGCACGATCGGCACGGCCGCGGCGATCAGCGTGCCGGCGTCCCTGCTTGTCCACGATGAGGTCGACTTCTCCGATCAGGAGGTGCTGTCGAACTACCAGTCGCGGATGACGCACAGCCGCTACAAGATGAAGTTCAAGCTCTCCACCCCAACGATCGAAAACTATGGTATCGATGGAGACTTTAAGCGGTCCCGACGCTTCTATAACTTCTGCAAGTGCCATCACTGCGGACACCATTTCCTACCGGACTACTTCTCGCACGTCAAAGTCCCCGACTACACGGGTGATCTTCGAGAAATCACGAAAGAGAACCTTCACAATGTCCGATATCAAGAAGCTCAACTCCTCTGTCCGCGCTGCGGAAAAGAGCCAGACCTCTCCCCGGAAAACCGGCAGTGGGTTCTTGAGAACCCGAATGAAGCGCATGTCGCAGCCGGATACCAGATCTCCCCTTTCGACGCTCCAGCAATCATCACGCCCGGATACCTTGTCGAAGCCAGCACCAAGTACAAGCGCTACGTCGATTTCGTCAACTTCGGTCTCGGTCAAACAGCGGAAGACAAAGACAACGCGCTGACCGCCAAGGAGGTCGAGGATCTCTTCATCCCCGGCGAGGCGCCCACGTTCGCGTCTTACGTGATCGGCGTCGACCTTGGCTTGACCATGCACATCGTCATCGCGGGCGTCACGTCGGACGGCGTGATGTACGTGGTGCATCTCGAGCGCGTGTCGCTTGGCATGTTTCATGAGCGGTTCGCTGATCTCATCTCCAAGTTCTACATCTCCAACGGCGTCTTCGATAGCCAGCCGTACACCGATTTGGTGATGAATGTTCAGAGCAAGCATCACAAGATCTACGGAGCGGTCTACATCCGCAGCAAATCGACGGAACTGTTCACCGTCACCGATCGAGACGAGGATCTCGATAACAGCAAGTTGCCCATCAAGCTCGTCAACATCAATCGAAACAAGGCGTTCGACATGGTGATGGCGGAGATGCGCAACAAGAAGATCGTCTTCTCACTTGCCAAGACGCTGAAAGAAAAAGACACGCTTGTCCGACACGTTACGGACATGAAGCGGATGCAGAAGTTCGATCAAGACAACGAGCTCGTCTTCAACTGGGAAAAGAGCGCAGACGGAAACGATCACTACCACCACGCGCTGCTCTACTGCTGGGTGGCGGCGCAAATGCGTGGATTCGGCGGGGTTCAGACGCCGATGGGGCCGCTCGTGCGGACGTTCAAGAACAAGACGATGTGAGCGCCGGCCTAACAGCTTGATTTCACGGCGGTTTTGCCGCGATAATGCGAAGCATCGCGCGACAATAAGAAGAAGAACATGCTCGATGCCATCCGCCGATGGCTGGGCGGGCAGGACAAGGGCGGAACGGTACAGGCTGCTTCACAGCTTGCGCCCGTCCCGGTCCCCAAGGTCAAGCCCAAGCAGCAGTCGATCCCCTCGTACATCACGAATACGCGCCAGCAGGGCGATCGCGTCCTGCCGCGCACCGATCGCGCCCTCGCCAACACGGACATCCTGACGCTGCGCACCAACGGTGACACGCGCCAGGTGATCCGCTCGATGGTGAAAGCGACGCCCGACCTTTCGGCGGGCGTCTTTTCCTACATCCGGACCGCGGTCTCGTCGCGCTACACCGCGATGGCGCGGAACATGGACGGTACCTTCAACCGGGACGCAACGCTGCTGCTGCAGCAGCTTCTGACGCGTTTCAACACGGTCCAGAACTACGAGGACGGCTTCAGCGGCATCGCGTCGATGCGCTCGACGGCGGAGTCGCTCGCGAAAGAGCTCGTCCAGTACGGCGCCGCCTCGCTCGAGCTTGCGCTGGACAAGGGCCGGCTGCCGCGAAGCCTCAATCCCGTGTCGGTCGTGCAGATCCAGTTCAAGCAGGACGACAAGTGGTTGAAGCCGGTTCAGGTGATCGGCCAGGAGGAGATCGACCTTGACATCCCGACGTTCTTCTACACCTCGCTGGATCAGGATCTCCTCGATCCATATGCTGATTCCCCTCTTGAGGCTTCTCTTCAGCCTGTCCTTGCTGATAACGATTTCTTCAATGATCTTCGGCGACTAGTCAAACGCGCACTACATCCGCGCCTTGACGTCAAGATCAACGAGGAGAAGTTCCGCAAGACCATCCCGCAAGAGATCATCTTCGATGCGGAGAAGGTTCGCGCCTACACCGATCAGGTGGTTGCGGAAGTTCAGCAGCGCGTGAACGACCTCAATCCGGAAGACGCGCTCGTTCACTTCGACTTCATCGAGTTTGCCTACCTCAATCACGGTACGGCGTCGCCGGCCGGCGAGGAGGAGATCCTCCAGGGCATCGCGCGATCGAGGCTTGCCGCGGGCTCGAAGACGCTGCCCTCCGTGCTTGGCCACGGGGGCGGCACGCAGAACGTCGCGTCGACGGAATCGATGCTCTTCATCAAGAACGTGAGCGGGATCCAGGAGAAGCTGAACGAGCTCTTCTCCAGGGCGCTGACGCTGGCCGTGCGCCTGTTCGGGCAGGACTGCTATGTCGAGTTCCGCTACGAGCCGATCAACCTGCGCCCCGAGGACGAGCTCGAGGCCTTCTACGCGATGAAGCAGTCGCGCGTGCTCGAGTTGCTGAGCCTGGGCATGATCACCGACGACGAGGCCAGCATCATGCTGACCGGAACCGTCACGCCGGCAGGCTTCACGAGCTTGATGGGCACCATGTTCAAGGGCGGCGGCGCGATCGCCGGCAATCCCTACTCCAGCACTGGTTCGCAAGGCAGCACGAAGGGAGCCGGTAATCAGGGGCTCGAGTCGGACGCGCCCAAGGGTAAGAAATCTGGTGGGAAGGATCAGTGATGCACGGTTTTGACAACTGGCTGGAAACGGCTGCAGCAGGCGGGGGCATCGTCGGAGTGCTGGCGGTGATGGTTTCTTATCTGCGACGGTTGGTATCGAAGAACAGTCTCGATACCAACCAGTTCGACAGCTTGAGCAAGACGTTGACGCTAGTGAGAAAGGAATTGGAAAGGGAGCGGGAAGACCGCCACAAGGAAAGAACTGACTGGCTGAAGCGTGAGACGGAACTGAAGGCGGAAATCATCAGTCTGCAAAAAGATCTGGAGTCCACGCGCACCAAGGTTGAAGAGTTGAGCGAGATGCTCAGACGGCTGCACCCCGAGGGGCTGTAATGGTGGTCACCTACGAAGAAGCGCGGAAGAAGATCGTCAGCGGCGACCTCGTGTTCTTCTCGAGCGGTCGCTCGCTGATCGCTCGCCTGATCCAGGCGATCAGCGGCGGCCCGATCTTCCACTGCGGCATCGCCTTCTGGGCGGACGTGGGCGAGGCCGAGCCGCGCCTGCTGCTCGCGCAGACGGATGTGGAAGGCCTGCGCATCGTCGCGCTGAGCTCGAAGCGCGGTACGCGCATGACGGTCGTTTCGGCGCCCGTGGCGTGGACGAAGATCGCTCACGAGGCGACGGACTGGGCCGGCTGCTTGCCCTACAACTGGTGGGATCTGGTGGCTGTCACGCTGTCCGAACGCTTCGGCATCTGGGTGCCGCGCATCGGCCGCGGGGAGATCTGCTCGGTCTACATCGCCAACCGTCTGCGCCCTCACCTGGCAGGCATTCGAGAACTGTGCTCACCGCAAGGGCTGTACGTGCAGCTGGTGCGCAAGGCGCGGGTGAAACTTGAAGTAAGTGCTTGAAATCGCTATGATTTCGTGAAGCCAAAGGGGCCGTAAGAGCCCGGTCTCCAACAACAAGAACAAGAAACGGAGCAACAAATGGCCTCTCTCAATTACCTGTCGATGATCGATGACGCTTTGCGCGGTCAGATCGACTTCGATACCGACACCTTCAAGGGCATGCTGGTCAATGACACCTACGTGCCCGACAAGCTGACTCATGCCAAACGTAGCCAGGTGACCGGTGAAATCGCCGGTACCGGCTACACCGCTGGCGGCTTCCCTGTCACGGTCACCGTGAACAAGGACGCGGGCAACAACCGCGTTTCGCTCAGCTTCGCTTCCGACCCGCTCGCCAACGCAACGCTCACTGCACGCGCCCTTGTGATCTACAAGTCGCGCGGCGGGGCTGCCACTGCGGACGAGCTCGTCTCGTACCTCGATTTTGGCGCCAACGTTTCCAGCACGAACGGTACGTTCACTGTGAACTACCAGACGCCGCTTCACGTCAACAATTCCTAAAAAATAGGGAGCGGTTAAATGACTATCTATTGGTCTGACACTGTTCGCAATGCAGTGCTCGACGCGTGGGAAAGCGCGATCGGCACTGCGGCGAAAGTTCGCATTTACAGCGGTGCGGTCCCCACCGACGAATCGACGGCCCTCGGCGCCCAGGTGATGCTCGCCGAGTTCACGCTCGCGTCCGATTGGGCGAGCGCCGCGTCGGCGGGGTCGAAGGCGCTGAGCGGCTTGCCGCTGTCGATCACAGCCGCTGCGGCCGGCACGGCGGCGTTCTATCGCGTCTACGACAGCGCCGGAACGGTCTGCCACGAGCAGGGCACCGTGGGCACGTCGGGCGCCGACATGACGATCGACAACACCAACGTCGCTTCTGGCCAGACGGTGCGCATCACGGCCTGGTCGAAGACCGCGCCGCATTGATAGGTGATCAGCATGGACTACCTCGCGCTCAAGAACGAGCTCCAGATTGACCCGCAGGGCATCGGCTACGTGCCGTTCCTCGCGAGCTCGCCGGGCATCGTCGTGAACCTGATCAACGCGCCCACCGCCTCGATGGTGCGTGAGCGCTACGTGACGGTGCGCACGATGCTCGCCGAGCTCGGTGTCGCGGGCGCGGTCATCGCGGAGAAGCTCTCGGGCTTCGCTGCGCTTGCCCCGCTTGCCGATCCGAACGCGGAGGGTCTGCGAATCGCAACGAAGTGGGCGATGCGCTTCATCGACAGCGACGGCCAGGGCCTCGACGTCGGTCACCCGAACACGCAGGGCATGGTCGACGCGCTCGCCGCTGGCGGCGTGCTGACCACTGCGGAGGCCAACTCGCTGAAGGCCCTCGCGCTGCAGCCCGCCTCTCGGGCCGAAGTGCTCTTCGGTGCTGGCACCAGCATCACCGAGGCAGACGTTCGCGCTGCGCTCGCCGCCTGAAGGAACTGAGACATGCCTACCTACAATCCCTCTGTCGGCACGAAAGTTGCCCACACCGTCACCGGCATTGGCACGCTTGCGTCGGCGACCTACGTTGCGTCGGACGCGGCGATCAACCACGACACCGCGAAAGAGCCCGATGTCCTGGTCGAAGTCGAGGTCGCAACCACGAACACGCCCGCTGGCAACAAGCAGGTGGTCGTGTTCGCGAAGGCGACGCTCGATGGCACCAACTGGTCGAGCGGCCCCGAGAGCGGCACCACTGCCACCGACGAGCCCGACCTGTTCTTCGTGGGCGTCGTGCCGGTGAACACTGCCTCGACCACGCATCGCCGCATCTTCAGCCTTGCCGCAGCGTTCGGTGGCCGCTTGCCGAAGCAGAGCAAGCTGGTCATCAAGAACGACCTCGGCGTGGCGCTGACCAGTGGCGCGGTGAACATCGCTCCGGTGACCGACACCATCGCGTAAGGAGTCGTCATGCGCGTGGGAGACTTGATCGACGCGCTCTCGCAGTTTCCCCGCGAAGCGACAGTGTGCGTGCAGAACTCGACCGGCGATTGCTCGATGCCGGTCGAGGTTTTCTATGTGCAGAAGATGACCTTCCTGCCTGACGATGCGATTGTCGGGCGGGGCGATGTTGCGCTGGTGACGACCTGATGGCTCTCTTTCTTCCGCAACGCTGGCGACGGCAACCGCAGGGGCCGGTGGAGATTGATTGGGGAAACCCTCTCGCTGAGCCAATGCTTGCGATGGGGTGGATCGAGCCAAGTATGGTTTGCGGCGCATCAAGAAACCTCGATCGCCCGGCACGCTCCGCCATTTTGGCTTCATCGGAATTTGGGGTCATCTTCCGGGATCAGACTGCCGTCTTGATGCCGAAACCAACTACGGTTTCATACAACGTTACGACGACGAACGCTCGTTGCGAAGTTAAAACGTTTGTGCCGCCCGCGCAAACCAAGCTTGGCTTTTTTATTCGTGTTTGGGGAGACTCGCTGAGTCATACCACTTACGGACGCTCTGTATTTCGACAGGACGATGGCCAATCCTACATTCAGTGCGCGGTCGAGCGCGACACGGGAATAGTCGGCGTTCGATTGTCGATGATGGATCACTACTACGTAGCCTCCTATTCGGAGCGATGGTCGGTTGCGAATCCCGGCCCCGGCCGCTACGTTGACTTCGCAGTGCTGTGGAGTGCAGGGGCTGGAATGGGGTATGCGAATGGTGCCCTCGTGACCGGCTCATTGATTGAAAGCGGGAGAACGGAAACGCCGCCCGCCCTTAATGGGTGGGGCTCTGCGCATGTTGACGACAACGTGCGCAACGCATGGACGCCGGTCATAAGTTGGGCTCCGGCAATGTTGGGTTACGGCGATAGAATGACGAAACAGCTTGTCGATGCCGCACATGAAAATCCGTGGCAAATCTTCAAGCCCCTGCGCCCGATCTTCTACTCGCTCTCGAGCGTGAGCTTCCAATTCGCCCGCCCGTCGAGTGACATCCTCGTGGGCGCGTGGCAAGGAGTCGCGGCATGACGTTCGGGTTGTTCTTGCCGCGTCGATATAGAGAGTTGCCGATGGGTGCCTCTCGCAGCATCGACCTTCGTGTCACCGGGGCGCATTCGGTTGGAAGTCTTTTCGGGGCTGGAAACCGCATCGAGGGTCTTGAGGGTGGGTGGACATGGGAAACTCAACATACGTCCACTGAATCTCGCTGGAAACCTTACGGTCTGCGACTTATCGCAGATAATGGGGGTTCCAACGATGACAAGCCGATCAGTGCAGTTCTGCCGTGGGGCTCCGCCGCTGCATCTCAGATGACCAGCGTGGTGATCTTTACGCGCTACGTTCAAACGCACATTCGCAACTCGATTTTCGGGTCGCCAGTGAACCCCGGCAATAACGGGACGGGGCACACGCTTTCGGTGAGCGATACCGGAATGCTTCGCATCGGCTACAACGACGGCAACGGCTACCTTGTCGAGTTCAACAGCGCGACGAACGAGTGGCTGGCCTCTGCCTTTGTCGGCGTTCCCATTGTTGGGGTGATTTCTACCGACCCTGTTGGAAGGAAAATCTCAAGGGCGATGTCGATTGGTGGCAAGCCCTACAAGAACATCAGCTCCACTTTCTCGGGGAGTCTGTCCTATATCGGAGGGGGTGGCTATACGAATGGTCGGGTCAAGATCGGAAACGACGACTATCCGAACTACTACGGATTCAACGGGGTGGTGAATGGCATCGTTCTGTTCAACAGGTTCGTGCCTCAAGCAGAGGCGGATTGGCTAGTCGAGAATCCCGGCGCTTTGTGGCGAAATGAGCACCGCCGCATCTACTCGTTGGGAACGCCTCCGCTTCCAAACACCCTCTTCGACAAGCTGAACGAGGAAACACCCAACGACAACACCTACGTTTCGACCAGCGACCTCTCCACCTTTGAAGTGGCTCTGAACGCCGTTGACGACCCGATGATTCACACCGATCACATCCTCAAGATGCGTGCCAAGAAGACCGGCACCGGGAAGGGTGTGCGCGTGCGACTGTTGCAGGGCTCGACCGTCATCGAGACGTGGGAGTTGAAGTGATGGGCATCTTCCTTCCGCGTCGGTGGACGAGGCAACCGCAGGGGCCGGTCAGTGTGGACTGGGGCCATCCGCTCGCTCGCGACCTTGAAGTAGCTCTTGTCCCGACGCCGCACGGATACTACGATGCCGTGCTCGGCAAGCTTGTCGTCTTTGCAAACGCCACTCTGTCGGGGTATCGATCGGAAGACCAGTCCGTCGTCCTGCGACAAGCTGCGACTTCCTCTCCGATTATCTCGATCCCGTCCGATTGGTTTGTTCCCGGCAAACCTCTCGCCATTTCGGTCGCCTTTCGCCAACTCAACTACGACACAGCGGTTCGTGAGGTAGTGGGGAATCCGGCATTGAATGCTGCGGGTAACGGGGATCGATTGGCCATTCTCGGTTCGGACTATGGGGGTGCGACCTCCAGGGTTCGGTTCGACATTCAATCGAACTTCGTTGGCTCGACCAGCTACAGCCCGACCGGTAGCGTGCCGCAATGGGCAGTGCGCCTCTTGACGCTTTCCTCGAAAGGTGTGGGCGGTGCTAGCGTCGGTTACGTTGGCAAGGTTGCGGTTGTTTCTCTGACGACTCCAACGGTTGTGAATGCATCTGCCAATCCAGCCCTTAATATCTATGGGCAGAACGGCCTTTGGGACATCGGCCTTGTGCTCGGCTGGTCGCGAGGGGTTGACGAGGGAGAGCATAGGGCTATCGAGGAGTTCAGGTGGCAAATCTTCAAGCCCCGCCGCCGCATCATCTACTCGCTGCCGGGCAGCATCTTCACGCTCACCGACACCTACCAGACGTTCGACCTCCCGATTGCCGAAGCGAACGCGGCCAACATCACCGACTACTCTGACATTCGGGTGAGGGTCGAGAGCATCGAGGTCTAAGCGATGGCAACCGCAACGTGGTATCTCGTTTCTCACGTTACTGGAAACTGCCCCACGCCCGACAACGCGCTGGGCGCGCCGAATGGGACGTGGGCGGGCACGTCGAACGCCGACACCAACTGGACGTCGACGTGGAGGCTCGATACCGCTGGCGCAGGGTTCTCCGCGAGCGGCACGCAGACCATCACTGTTCGCGTCCGCAAGGGCTCGAATAGCGGCAACCCCTTTGTTCAGAACATCTTCCTCGTTCAAAACGGGGTAGACATCGCCGACATCCTCGCCTCGAACGGCGGGCAAGTCACCGTCACCAGCACGACGGGCCAAGACATCACGATGACCTTCGACGGGTCGGTGCTTTCGGGCATCCAGAACGTCGACATTCGCGTGGTGGCAGTCTCCACCGGCGGTTCGCCCAGCGTTCGCAACGGTGTCGACATCGACGCCGCGACCTGGAGCGCGAACTACACCACGCCCAGCATCGACCTGTCCGCTTCGCAACAAGTCGGCAGCTTCGCACAGGCAGCTACCGCTGCGGTAGATGTCGGCATTCAGGCGAGTCAAGTCGTCAATGCTTTCGGCCAGGTGGCGACGGCCGAGCTCGAAGTGCCAAGGGACGCCTCTGCCGCGCAGCAAGTCGGTGACTTCTCCCAGGTCGCCGATGCCGTGCTTGCAACGTCGACCGGCATGGTTCTCACGGCTCGCGAGAACTACGGTCGGTCTGAGAGCCCCTACCTCTATTCGGACTGGCTGAACCCCGGCAATCTCGGTCTGCGCGACGGGGTAATGAGCTTCAACGCCACGCCGCTCAATGCAGGCGAGCGCACATACAAGCTCGTTGCAGCCCACCTAGGAGAAGACTTCGAGGCGTTGCTGCCTATCAACGCGGTAATCAAAGGCATCACGGTTCGCCTGCACGGCGCGTATTTCAGCAACGCGCCGATGTCGCTCGACCTTCTTCGCCTTTACGATGGCGAGGTCGAGATTGGCGATAACAAGGCAGCGACCCCTGTTCCGCTGGGAAGCACCAACCGCGACTACGTGTTTGGCGGCCCGCTCGATATGTGGGGCACGACCCTCACGCGAGATGACATCATCAATGGCAACTTCGGCGGGTTCGGTGTTGTCACGGGCTTCATTTCCGGCGGCACTTCTGCGTTTGCTTTGCTCGATGCCATCTCGATCGAGGTCGACTACGAACTTGGCGAAGTCATCTCGGACATCTCCGGCACTCAGGTCGTCGCGCCGTTCACGCAGACCGCGACCGTGCAGCTTGTGCCGATCGAGCAACCGGGGAGCGGGTCGGTCGAGATTTCCTGGATCGCGCTTCGCGTGCCGGTCGCAGGGCAGCAGCCGGCTCAGGTCGATCTTTCTGCCGCCCAGCAGGTCGGCGCTTTCAGCCAGGCGGCGAGTGCCGAGGTCGTACTGCCTGCGATCGACGTCGCGGCGGCGCAACAGGTAAGCGACTTCACCCAGACGGCGGCCGCCGAGGCACAGCTTGCCGCCAGCGCGAGTCAGGCAGTCGGGGACTTCTCTCAAAGCGCCAGCGCAACCGTCCAGGTAGACGCAAGCGCGGCGCAGGCGGTCGGGGAGTTCGCTCAGGTCGCCAACGCCCTGCTCACCGACATCACCAGTCTCTCCGCTACGCAGCAGGTTGGCGAGTTCGTTTCGGCAGCCGAGGCTGAGGTTGATGTTCAAGCGAGCGCCGCGCAGACGGTCGGTGAGTTCGCCTCTTCTGCTCAAGCCGAGGCCCCTGCCAGCTTGTCTCAGGCTGCAGCGATCGGTGACTTCGCCTCGTCGGCGACTGCGGAGGCCCTTGCTTCCGCTGCTGGCACGCAGCAGGTTGGCGACTTCTCTCAGGTTGCGGTCAGCGCCGTTCAAATCGACGCGAGCGCAGCACAGGCAGTCGGCAACTTCACCCAGAGCACCAACGTCTCGATCGAGGATTCGGTCTCGGTCTCGGTGGCGCAACAGGTGGGCGCGTTCCCCTCCTCTGCTCAAGCCGATGTTCTGCTCGAGGCTGGCGCCGCGCAGCAGGTTGGAGCTTTCCAGCAGTCCGCCAGCGTCGTCGTCTTCCTCGATGCAGTCGCGTCGGTCGCCGCGGCTGCCGCGCAAGCTGCCGCGGCTGCTGCCACCGCGTCCGGAGATGCGCTGGCCGCCGGCTCGCCGCCGCCGGCCACCCTTGCCTCCGGATCTGTCCAGGCAGCCGGGGATGCCAGCGTCAGCGCCGCTCCGGCGACGGTAGCCGCCGCCGCGCCCGCCGCGCAGGCCTTCATCGCGACGGTCGGCTACGCCGCGCCGGCCGCGGTCAGCGCCGCCGCGCCGGCCGCTGGCGCCGCTGGCGCCGGCACGGCTACCGCGCCTGCGTCGACACTCAGCGCCGCCGCGCCGGCTGCGCAGGCGACCGGCGATGCAGCCACTGACGCCGCGCTCGAGCCCGCGACCCTGGCCGCACCGACCGCGATCGCTCAGGTCGATGTTGTCGCGGTCGTCGCCGCGGCTGCCGCTTCCCTCGCGGCTGCCGCTGCCTCGGCGTCCGGGACCGCGGCCGGC